CCGCTTAGGTTCAGTTATGACGACACCGGCAGAACTTTATGTAGTCTGGCGTCCGTCATGCGCGACAGGCCGTGGCAATGGTGGCACTTATTCGCCATCCCCCATTGTTCGGTGCTGAGATCTTTATTCAGTTTTCTAGGTGTCCCGTTTGGCTTGAGAGCGTTTGGCTCCTGTGCCTCTCGGTTGAATAAAGTATCGCTCAGATTGGGGCCTAGCGATACCCCAATTGTGCCAGTGCTGAAACTGATTATATTGCTTGACAAGTCTGGTGCAACATGATACGGACCCTGAACACTATGCGGTTGATGTTATCCAATAACATATAATGCGCTGGGTGATTGTTAATGTAATAAAACTTAACATATGATAGGTATACCTAACCTCGACAGATTAGCAGGTCTATGTATAACAAACTATGGAGGGAGTTAGTGTTACTTAGTGGGGTACGTGATAGGAACATTTAAAAAAAGAAAGTGTCCCCCCTATATGATATTAATACATAGTAATCCTTGTGTATTAGTAACACATAGTGATTGATTATATATTATTATATATAGTCATGTGCTATGTATTAATCTTTTCCTCCCCGCAAACTGCCCCTTTTTTTTAATTATTTAGAGAGTTACACGGCGGCGGCGAGAACATACTCAGAATCTTGGAGGTAAATTGACCCTCAAAGGTTGGTATAGCAATATGGTAACACGATTCTAGAAAAATTTCTGGCTTAGACTTAAGAGACTCAAAGGTCGTGGCCTTGAAAGGTGAACTCGCTGCACTACTAGGGCCAGATGTTCCGTACCGTGTAGAGCACTATGGATTCTTAGGTGCTCCTGATTCACGCGCACATACGAGTTCTATTCCCGTCAGTGCTTCTCAAGTAGAAAATATGATGGGCGCTTTACTGCAGCAAGCTCGACAGCAGAAGGTAAGTGGTCACGCAGACCACTTCTTCCCACGTGGGACGGTAAGAAACTTACCGGAAAGAATAGAAACTATTGATGACGGTCTTATTGAGTGGCCTAGAAGAAGAACCACTCTGTAAATTCACGTAGAATCGATATAACGAAAAGTCGTAGCTGTGGATTTTCTCCCTGTAGGTAGGATTATTGACCCCAGCAGAGATCGGTTTGCTACGTCTGCAGCGCATGGTGATTTTAGGATTATCCCTATGTACGGGGAACAGCGTGGTCAACACATCGACCCTGCTACTCGTCCCGAGTTATTAGCTCGTATTTTTGCTGGGGATGGAGATAACAGACGATCAATTACTTCGTACCCCATGACATCGGGGTACGGACCACGCAACCTCGACATACCCGGAGCTTCTAAATTTCATAAAGGACAGGACTACGCGATACCTGCAGGAGTTCCTCTGTATATACAAGGTGCCACTGAGTACTACTCACAGAACGGCGTTGGCGTAGCCAAGATCACCGATGCGCAAGGTCGACCATACGAGATTGAGTTATTCCATACGGATCCTGGGAAGTTTATGCAAGCTACTGCCCCAGTTCCTGCTGCTACCCCTGCTCCTGTAGCTACACCTTCTATTTCTCCTGAGAGAGAAGTACTTTACAGTGCTGAGACTCAAACGCCTCCCCTCGTGGAAGACGTAAAAGAAGCCCTGCTGCTTAGAGAATATGAACCAAATGGTCAAGCTCAGAAAGAAACAAGCAGTAAAGCGGTACAAGACATGCAACGAAGCTTGAATCAAATGATGGCAGCACTCGGATCGGGTCAAACTGAAGAACAGAGGACTAGATTGGTTTTAGATCAAGCTGCTAAACGAGCTGCAGAAGCTTTTAAGGGTGGGCAAAGCGTTATCTAGCACTTTTTGAGTTAAAAAATGGGAAAAAAGAAGCCATCAGTTGATTTTTCTCTTCAAGTTGACGACGTTCGACAGTTAGCTAAGAGTATCGAGTTCCATTGCACCAACTGGGCTGGCTCTAGGGACGATATAGAAGAACAAGTGCGACTTAGGCGCTTGCGTTACATGTTTAGAGCAGCCCTTATGGAGATTTCGTTTCAGTTAGGTGATGATGCGTCTAAGTGAAGGTATATATTTTTCGGAAAGTCAGAAAAGTAGTTGAGCGTGGTGAGAAAAAGCCAACCATCCTTTGATTGCGTCTGGCAGGAGAAGCTAGGGCTCAAGACTCTGGCGATTTCGGCATTACTGAGTTGTTGTTTGGACGGTAGAATTAATCTACAGAGGGTTGCAGATGGAATTTCCTAAGTTTTTAGACGTTCGTCGTATATATCAGAACCCCGGCAGGATTTTAAACCCCGATAGCGTCCGTGGTGGGATTATTTATGGTGAGGTTGCTGATCAGCTTTTAAAGTATCTGGGGGCGGATCCTTCTATTAGAGAGGGAGCCCAAATAGGTTTGTCCATGCCAGGTGGACTTGTTCCTAAGCTTGGGGCTACAGTTATCGGGGCTGACCTCAGGAGACCTGCGGGAGCCGGGTCGCAAATTTACGATGAAAATACTGGGAAGCTAACTGCTGCTGCGCAAGCTACTCGAAAAAGAAGTATGGAGCTGGGTGAGGAAGATCCTTTCCCAACATTCGATCCGTTTGGAAATCCGGCTCCAGGACCTTACGACCATGAATTTAAAGTACCTTCTCCTGATGATATTGTTTTAAGTCTTAGCGATGATGCCAAAGGATTGACATTAACGACTCGCGCACGGCGTGACGCTAGTTTGCTTCCACTCTCTTCGCCAATAACAGATAAAGGACCAACTAATAACAATCCTCCTACTCTTACAGCAGAGGTAGTAGCAACTCCTTCTTCTACTGTTGCTTCTGAAGCCCCCGTGGAAGAAATGAAGAAAATGTTGCTCAGTGAGGGTGCGACTAACTACCAAGATTTTTCTAAAAACGAGATTAACGCTGAGTACGATCGTTTGAGGAAGAAGGATCCTGAGGAAGCTCTCAGGTTTGGTAAGGACGTTAATAGCGTTTTGTTTGGATACTATTGAGTTAGAATTTATTTAAATCATTTTTTGTAGGCAGATACAATGGGCATGAACCAAGGCGGTCCTGGTATGGATTTGCGTACCGGTAGTGGTGGAGAACAGATGAGTACTGGTCGTATGGCTGGCGAAATCCTTAATGCGCTTCGTGCTGCTGCTCAAGGTCGTATGAACCAAGGCGGTCCTGGTATGGAAATGTATACAGACCCTCGTAGTAACGAGCAACAGTATGGCCGTGGTGCTATGCAGGTTGATCCATACGGTGGCATGCGTTAAAGCATGGCTGCTCCGCGATCCCCGTTCCGACGAGAAGTCTTTTTACTAAGAACTCTTGTCGGAATTTTTGTTTTCGAGTTTGCTGTGATTGGGTTTAGTTTTTATAAGTGTGCTGACAAGATTGGCAACTCTGAGAACTCTTCCGTGCAGCAAGTTTGCCCAGATTTAGGAGGTCGAGCAGAAACTTTGTTTGGCGTGGCTATTGCCACTACGCTTAGTTTGATGGGTTTAAAAGAGCCTGAATCTAAATTGTAAGTTTTACCTAACTGGGTTGAGTTATGGATTTTGATCTACTTGGGTATATAGGAGATAGAGCTACTGAAGTTGGCAACACCTTTCAAAATAATGTTGGCGGTTCTGTTCGAATGGCTGGTGAAGCATTGGATGTCACCAGAGAGCAGATTATGGACTATTTGCAAGACATACCAAACAAGGGAGCTATTCCGATTCCGTTTACGGACATTATCCCGGAAGCGAGGACTGGCGCGGCGTTTGTGAAGTCAACGCTTGGAACTGCTGGACAACCGTTCAGAATCATGGAAAACCCTGCAAGCAATGAGTTTTATCAGCGGACAATCGATGAAGCTAAGTTTTATCCCGAGAGTAATACTCTTGTTTTTAATGAGGGCATTGACAACCGACAGGCTTATGACGAGTTAGGCCGTGATTTCAGAAATAAAGACATCGGTCGGTATTACGCCAACGTTAATCCTGAAACTGGTGTGGTAACTGTTGACGATGAGTTTGGTACGAACCATATTCCTGCATGGCATAGATTGCGAGCCGTGAGTGGTCGAGATAAGGAAGGCGGAGAACTGGACTTAGTTAGCCGAGCGATTTCGGCAGGTAGTGCAGTTCACCGGAAACTAGAAGATGCGGGGTTGACTAATCCTTATCCTTTCGGTGCTCCTGGGTCTGTACAGATCGGGACATACCAACCAAAGCAGTAGTTGCGATTAGTTGAGCAAACATAATTGTACCTACGTTGCCCCAGGTATTGATTCGATGGCGTAGTTCGACGTGTTGATTGCCGTTGACCACGGCGGCATTGAGTTGTGCCATGTCTTTGCCGTACCAGCTAAGGCCGTAAACAGACATGCCCAGACCGTAGATAAAGGCAACAGATAGTAGAATGTTTTTCATAGTGATGGTGCGGTAAGCCTGGAGTACTCCAAGGTCTCAGGTCATACTACCGCTAAGTCAATAAAAGTCAAGGATGGTTGTAAGGATGTAAGTATTACAGGTTGTGTATGAGGTGTGTGAGTTAGTGTTTTGGTTTGAACCGATAGCGGTTTTGCCATGTAGCTGGGGTCCAGGTAAATGCGTAAAGTCATAGAACAAGTGTAAATTTTGTACAGGGTCTATAAAGCGCGACAGTACTGTCAAGAATCCGATCGTCAGATGGAAGTTTTTTTGTGCAAATAAAAAAGCCCCGTGTGGTAAAAAACGAGGCCATGACGTAAACCGTCGTAGTAATGGAGGAGGGTGGGGTCTTTGTCTGGAAACGACGCCCGTGACTACCGCAAGCTGTAAAAACTGTGGGGAGCGCGAGCCCTCAAGTAATTTGTAGAGGTCTTACACAAGTGCTCATAGCCGAGGAGTGTATACGCAAACCCCGTTTTCCTGCTCTCACGAAGCTTCTCATAAAAGCCTGACTGCTGAACATTCCACCGCCTTAGCAATCAACAGGAACACTTGATGCCTCAACCAAAAACTAAAACTTTACTGCTAGTTGCCAACCAGTAAACATAGCTTTTTGAGCTGTGGCAAATGCATTGAGTGTCATATCCACAGCACGTTGCACATCTGGATGTGCGTAATCGTCAAAGATTACCAATCCACCAGGCTTGACCATAGGACAGAAAAGAGCAACATCACGCGCAACAGAGGCAGAGTCATGCGCTCCATCGATGTACAGAACATCAATCCAGCGGTCGGTGTCGTTTCTGAGCACCAGTTCCTGGAATACGAACCACGAAAAGCCTTTGATGATTTCGACTTTCGCAGCGTTATCAGATTTAGCAACATTTCCCCGTGCTGTGTATTCGATACAGCCTAGTTCAGGGTAATTTTCAGGGTTTTCATGGTGTTCAAAGCTCCCAGTAAAGGGATCTATTGAAATCAGACGTGATTCTGGGTGGTCGAGGTAGAAATCAGACCAAAAACAGGTCGATGCACCTTCATAAACACCAATTTCGACGATCTGTCGTTTTTCTTTAGGATCTAAACGGAAGACTTCGCCTTCAGTAGCCTCGTTAAGCACTGCGTCGGTGTTTAACAGCGCGTCATACCATCCTTGATTGAAGTTATAGCGATCACTAAGCTTCTTTTTGTCTTTTAAAGTGACTTGCTTAGCCAAAGCAGACCCATTAGGGGCTGTGACGGTTACTTCTTCGTCGTTAAGCTGCGCCATTAAGTCTTTGAACTTGCTTGTCACTGAGACTCCGCATTTCCAGCATGTTAGCACTCACACCAAAGGTTGCAAGAGGTGCTAATACAGTGTATGCTCTGTGTACAACAACAAAAACAACATGAAGGATCAAAAGAAAGGCAGCATTCGTTTTGACTCCACAGACCTTGTTCGCTTAGTTGGTATCTGGCGTTCCCCTGAAATCCTCAATGCCGTCGTCGGCAACTTCACAGGATTCATTGTTTTTGGGTTTTTAATTTATTTTGGTGTTGTGATTACAACCAACCTCCAGCAATTCAAAACACAGGCCAGATACACGAATCAGTGCATGCTGCAGATGATGGAGGCTGGGCAGAAGGTCGACAGGACATACTGCAGGCTCGCATCTAAGGTTCGAGTACAGAAAGAAAGTTCTAAATAATCACTAAAGGCAAACCACTCCTGCATCAGAGACACCAGCGACTAACATTTGTCTCCGCCTCAACAGCGGAGATCAGACACATAAAAAAAATGACAATTACAACCATTCCTTCGACTAGGTGTCGCTGCTGTCCAAAGTGTGGCGAAGCATCACTCAAAGTAATCGACACAAGGATGGTTCCCGAAGGAAAAAAACGTCGATACAGTTGCAAACATTGCGATTATCGCGAAACTACCTACGAGATTCCTAGTTTGTCTTACGATGAGTTGGCCGAGCTTCGTAGGCTTATGAGAGACGTGAGAAACCTTATTTCTCCATCAGCTCCCAACGACCTACAACAATCGACTAAGCATGTGATCTGCTACTCGTGTGAGCACTTTGATCTGAAGGGCTGTGGGTTTGGTTACCCAGAAGCAGGGTCTCTTGAAGCAGAAGGGTGTTTCAATTACGAGACTAAGCACTAATATACTGATACTGCTTCAGTTTTTATGGATTCGATTCCGGTCCTTGGGACTGCGATTGTAAACGCTCCTTACTGGCTCCATCGGTTGTATCTTTCGATCGATTACCCAGTAGATAACTTTGTTGTCTTCAATAACAACGGTAGAGGTCAGATCACTAAAGAAGTGGATGCTCTACATGACATCAGCAACCCTTTTGTCAAAAAAGTGCATGTTTGTCATATGCCTGCAAACGTAGGGTGCTCAGGTGCATGGAACTTGATTATCAAGACGTTTATGAAGGAGCCTTACTGGGTTATATCTAATCATGACGTGATGTTTGAGCCAGGTTTCCTGGAGGAGATGCACACAGCAATACAAGACGAGATGGTTGGTATTGTCCACGGATCTGGCGGAGGTTGGGACATATTTGCTCTCAAGGACTGGGTTGTTGAGAAGTACGGTCTCTTTGATGAGAACTTGTATCCCGGTTATTGCGAAGACATGGATTATGGGATGAGGTTCATTCACGACGACATGAAGCGTGTCATGCAACTTAGTAAGGGCTACTACCACGGCACTAAAAAGGATGACTACAGCGACGGCAGTCAAACTTGGCGGTCTGAACCTGAGATTGCAAGCTCAATCCACCTGGCGCACGAGATGAATAAGAAGTACTTGCATTTGAAATGGAACGAGGCGTGGCAAGGACATGTAGATGGAGAGACTTATAAGACTCCTTTTAACATCCCTGAAATGCCAGTTGACTTCACTACCTATGATCTAGAGTTCGTCCGTCGTAAGCACCTAGGTTTCTGATGTCATACACTGTTCGACACATTGTTAACAGCAAGCTTCTTTCGGTAGATGACGACGCTGCAGCACAGTCTTTCGATGACTATGGTCTAATCTGCCAAGCTCTTACCATTGCTTCTGGTACAGACCTTTCGCATATTGATAATCCTTTTGCTAACGCCTTCCCTGGTGATCATTACCGCCTCTTGGCTGGTCTTCTCACTTCTCTTCGTCCTGACTGCATTGTAGATATTGGCACTCACATGGGTACAGGTACTCGTGTTATGTACGACTACGCAAAGAAGGCAAAAGTCCATACTTTTGATTTAACGCCATGGCATGAGTTCGAAAAAACATTTCTAGAAAAAGGCGATTTTGTAGAGAATGGAGGTCGTTTAACGCAGCACTTAGCTGACCTCACAGAACCTGACAACTTTCAGAAGTTCTCTGCTTTGCTACAGCAAGCAGATTTCATCATGGTCGACGCTTGCAAAGATGGAGTGTTTGAAGAAAAGTTTTACTCTTTGCTTTCTACGCTTAATATGGAGAACAAAACTAGGTACATGCTTCTTGATGACATTCGCTTTACTAGCGAACTTCTCAACTGGCGTCGTATTGAGAGCCCCAAAATTGATCTCACTAGTTTCGGTCACTTTACTGGGACCGGACTAGTCGATATCTCTGAAGGTTTCAAGTTCTTGCACTGAGGTTAATGCCTTTCTACTCTTCATACCCCACCCAAGGCAAACTGTTCAACAACCTTAAGAGTCTGTTGGAGGGTAAAAAGCTCTCATCGTTTGCGTTGAGTAAGGCAGCAGACCTGTCTCCTACAACCACACGCAAGATATATACTGACGAAAAGTATATTCCTTCTCCTGATGTTCTAGAGAAGATCTGTTTGTCACTTGAGTGTCAACCTGGCGACCTTTTGTTTATTAAAGGTATGATGGAAGGAGAAGTTGTAATGGGGTCTGGTGTTTTCTCCTGCTGAATACGAACTAGCAGCTCGTGCCTTAGGCGCACCAATCCCTCAGAATGATGCGGAAAGAGCGGCTGCTGCACCCATGGTCGCTATGGTACTGCGTGAGTTTGGCCGTGGTGGCACTCCTCCTCCGCCAGGGATGGAAAACCAGGGTATGCAAAACACTGGTGCCACTCACTCTTTGAACGGGTACCCCGACAACAACCACCCGATGGAGCGTCAGTACCTGGCTTCCAGGATGCGTACCGACGCAACGCCTGAGTTGGACCCAGAAGTCCTTCAGTTGCTAGAGATGGTGGGCGATCAGCCTGAAGCTGTGGACGCAATTATGCAGCTGCTGGCTTACATCAAGTCAAACCAAGAACAGCACATGGATCATCTCTCTTCACAGAGACCTGCTGAGTGTGATTACCCCAACCTTGGTGATAACTACTCCATGTTGAACGCTCCTGGCAGCAACATGATCCCTCCTTCTGTTCAGTTCCAACAGCTCAGTTGAAATGAACCGCGCTACTGCATTACGCGAACGAGACGTAAGAAGAGACGCACCAGTTGTTAGTCCTGGTGAGTTTCTTCGTCGCTACTTGGCATCTAACTTTATTGAGACCGGAGCACATCCGTCTTCTAGACAAAAAGAAGGAATGAATCTACTGTCTCAAGAAGAAGGGAATAGTCTAAAATATATGAAGAAGCCTCGCCAAGGCACCACTTACGACAATCCTGGAGGTTTCTAATGGCTGCTGGACTACTACCTATGGCCGGTGGCGCTATCGGTTCAGGTGTTAAAACTGCTGCTGCGTTTGCTCTACTGAAGGACTTGATTGGTCCCGCTCTAGGTGGGGTTCAATCTGCTGTTGCTTCTCCTAACCAAGCACTTCAGGCAGGGAACACTGCAGCTGGTAAGTACACTGTTTCTCCTTCACAAGAAGCAGCTATTTATCAGTCAGTACTTCTTCAGAATGCTTTAGATAAAATCCTTCAGATTCCAGGACTTAGTGAAGGTAATCAAATTAATCCACGAGAACTAATTGATAACGCACGCGAAAAGAACTTAGAAGCACTAAGAGAAACTCGTACTGGTGAAATCGCGTTAGGTGAACTGGGTGTTATGTCAGCGACTAACCCTGCTATTGCCCGAGGCGTGGCCGATGTAGCCAAGTCTGGTGATGAACTTCTTGGTGAAGTTATTACTAGCATCCTTTCCAACGCTAACATTAGTGGAGATGCAGCTGTAGGGCAGGTAATCTGATGACTTTTTCTCGATTAGGTGCTGAACTCGGAAAAGCAGCATTTAAAAATCCTAAGGGTGCTGCTCAGGTAGCTACCGGTCTTCGAAATGCGGTAGGACCAGAACAAGTTGATGACTTAATGGGAGCGTTGCTTTCACAAGCAAAGAACTTGGTACAACCTGAGAAGCAAGTAAATCGCGGAATAGATGTTCTTAAAGGACTTGGTCTAATCGGCGGTGGTGCAGGTGGTGCTTTATTAGTGTCAGGACTGATGGGAGGCGGTGGAGATGAGTCAAACACTTCTACTGTTAATCCTGTATCTCCAAACACTGCTAGCGATCCCAACGCGAACACCAACAACTCACCTAGTGGAACTACTGCGTTTCAGTCTGGTCAGGTGTCAGATCCGACCAGTTTAGATGGCTACCTTGAGGCAATTACTCAGGGAATGAAGGATCGGAGGGCACAGTTTGAGACTGTTAACTCCCCAGAGTATCTACAAGCTGCTACAGACCGACAAAGAGACGCCAAGCTTGCACTCAATGCGCAGCTGCTGGAGAGCATCGAAGGCAGAACCGCAGAAAAAAGCAGACGAGAAGAAAGCATCTCCCGCATTAATGCGTGGAAAGCAATCGAGCAGGAGACGATTAGAGCTAACAAAGATATTGCTTTAGGGCTTGCGTCGGTTGCTTACCAGGCTGGCACCCCTAACGCTGCTACTCTTTCTGCTCTTTCACCAATTGTTCAGGCTGGTGCCTCTTCTTTTGTACCAGGCGCTTCTGTCCTTGGTTCACTTCGCCGTTAACTAATCATGGTTGCTATTTTACCTGCATTGGCTACAGGTGCTTTATCGGCAGCTGGTAGCTTTGGTGCAGACAAGATGTTAGGCGGTCTCTTTGGAGGCGGCGGCGGAGGGAGTAGTAGTGGAGGTATGGACCCAAACACTGCTCTTTATTTGCAACAGTATGCTTCTGCTGCAGCAGCTGCTAATGCTCCTTTAACTGCTGCTGCTCAAGGTTTAGCTTCCTTGACTGGTGCTTACGCAGGAAGCTTAGGCCAACGAGGTAATCTTATTAGTAGTGGCCAACTTACACAACTTGCTGAAGCTGCTAATCGATCACAGTCTGCCACAGGTCTACTTGGAGGAGAGGCTTCAGGCTTGACCGACCGTGGGATCAAACTTCTTGGGAACACTGCTGATGCTCGTCTACAAACTGAGCTACTTAATCCTCAGTTCACCTACGAAGCTGGTAGCGCAGTTTTAGCTGGTGAAAACGAACTGGCTAAGTCAGCTGGCCAAACCAATATAGATTTGAGAAATGCAGAAGAAACGGGCAAGCTAAAGGCTGCTCTTGATCAGGCGTACACTATCGGTGATGTCTTTGATACTCGAGCCAACACGAAAGGACAAATGGCTCTAAATTCTCAGCAGTTAAACAACAACATCAAGATGCAGGAAGTAAAAGATCTAGGTTCGTTGGCAAGAATTCAAGCTGAAGGTAAACGCCAGATGGCACTGCGTCGTCAAGGAACTAACATGGCGCTAGCAGGAACGAGAAGTTTTGCATGATCGGCACTAGTGTTATTGGTGACTCAACTACAGTTGGCGCGTGGTTAGATACTCTCGACAAAACTCAAAAAGACGCATTTAAGTTCTACTGCAAGAATTGCGTTAGTGATATTGAGGCATTCCTGTACTCTCGTTTTCTTCAACCGGGATACGCAGGGTCAATCTCTGATTTAACCGCATACGTACAAGAAAAATACCCTAAAGAGGATCTCAGGAAAATCTTATTGATTGAGATTGATTCACTAAAAGTAGACATCGGGAATGTCCGTCAAATGACTTTGACTGGGATGCTTGATCATGCCACTGCTGCTACTAAAATTTCCGTTCTTCAAAAAGAACTTAGATCCCACATCCAAGCCGTAAGACAACTCACTGATGGAGTTGATCGTCGTGGACTTTTACTGGCTGGCGCTGATCGTTGTCTTCGGGAATTAAATAACACTTTTGAAGATGTGCCCGCGATGATGGCTTTGCTTGAAGAAGCATCACTCGTCATTTGGGGCACTATCGAACGAGAAGAAAAGAGTTAAATCTTATTCATCAAAGAAAGTAAATTATTCAACCCCACTCGAAAGACACCCATAAAGGAGTCGTTTACTCCAAGGGAGAGACTAAGAACGTCTTCTTTTACCGTGGCTCCGAAGGGAAGAATACAAGCTGGTTGCTTGGAGACTGGATTCCCTTGAACGTCAGTCCACGTAATTAGCTCATCTTCCATAGATCCCTCAAACAGCACCTCAGGCATGTACCGCACGATCTTGCTGAGATTATCATCTAGCGTATAGCAACTCAATCCATAGAATAAAATTGGTTGTTCGTGATCTGGGACCCTACCCATGAACTTGAAGTGGTAAAAGACAAGCCACTCATCTCCAATCTTGACTGGAGCTGTGGAATTAAAAGTGGGGAATTCTCCAGTTACTTTTTGTAGTACTGAAGAATCGATCCTCTTTTCTTTTTCTCCCGGTGTCTTTATGACAATCGGTACAGTCGAATAAAGGAGACGAGTTTTGTCGTCGTCTCTGAAGAAGCACCAGTTTTTTTCTGAACCACCATCTACATGATTTAACCCAATCTCAGGGTAGAAAGCATTTATACATTTACCGAAACGATCGATTTCTCCTACGCAAACTTTGGGATTTTTTGCCATTTTATGAGTGGTGTTATCCCAGCGGGAAGCGTAAGCGCTGGTAATGAATTGACACATCAGGTTTCCCTGTGAGTCATGAAACAACCTCGGATCTTCGTAACTGAGTTTGTGAGGGTTGTTTCTTATTTTCTTGGCTCCCACAATTGTGTCGTCACCAATCAGTTCACCTACATAGACATCTGTAGGAACACTGTTGTAGTAGAAGTACTTCATGTCGTGCCGGAACACAAATGGTTCTGGCTGCGACCGCCACGCGATGAGTTGGTGACCGTCGTGATCGAATAAACAAGGACTAAAGTTAGCTACCGAACGGAAAGGAAGTCCTCGGTTAATTCTGGTGAATACACCTCCAAGATCTTCAGCTTGCTGATAAACACAGGGTCCTCCGTGTTTATACATACGCACTCTAGATGGGTAACACACACTACTCATCGAGGCGTGGTATCGAATGTGCTGAGTACTCATTTGGACAGATCCTCCATTGCTTTTTCAAATCCGAGCGCAATTCGATCCCAGCGGTAGCTGGGGTTCTGCGTAACTTCGTAACACTCTTCGGCTACTTCGTCTCTATATGCTTTGTCGTGATAAAGCTTATTGAGATGATCGACGGCAGAAGTAACGTCGATAATTCCTCTTTCTACGCTGAGATCTTTATCCCTAACCCAAGCCGCGACATCGATTAGACATCCGCTTCCACGCCAAATATCTCGGCACGACGTGTGGTCAGGAACCACTTGTGCTTTTCTACATGACGCATGTTCAAAGGGCACTAGTCCCCAACCCTCTCCATCTGCTGTATTTATACCAACGTCACAAGAGTTATAGATTAAGTTTAGCGTTTCATCGGTAGGGGGAGCCATATAGTTGATGTTCCGTGCAGTCATGATCAACCGATTTGTTGGGTCCAGATCTCGTCGTTTCATTTCTGAGTCAAAGATTTCACGAATACCCCATCCCAAATCCTTCTCACTCATATGTAGATAGAGCATGGTGTCTGGCTTGTCCTTTGCAAACTCAGCAAATGCCTTGATTGTTAGGTCAATTCGTTTGCGAGGTTGGTTGCGATTAGCGTTTAAAACGATGAACTTATCTGTAGGAAGACTCAGTTTTTTTCGAGCTTCTTTTTGATCCATGGGATAAAACTTATCTGCGTCAATTCCGTGAGGGAGAACTCCCAACATCTTCGGTTCGACGTTATGATTTTGGATTCGTTGAGCTTGCTGGACTGTGAAGGTGACTGAGAAATCCCAGTCCTTCACATACCTAAGCATAGAATCTACATACCGCTCAGAATCAATAGGGAAGTAAGGTATGAACTTAAAACCCAGAGTCGATTGCAAGAAGTGGATTTTCTCCCACACCTGATTGATCATCCAGATATCGTTTAAAGCGATGATAAAGTCAGGTTTTTCTTCTTCGACAACTGAAGGTAGACGAGCTAAACCAAAACGGTCACCAGGATGGACTCCTGCTGCAGGGTAGATTTTAAAATCGTAGGGGTGCGGATCTCCGTTATAGTTAATACCGAACACTACAACTTCATGGTTTTTGCTGAGGTGCTCTAAAAGACTATGGGTTACACGTGCAAAACCCGTATGAGAAACTGCATCTCCGTACCAGAGAATTTTGGCCATACAGAAGTAGAATCTTTCTAACACTATACAGACAGTTTTTAGATATGCCGAGTAGAGAAACTTTTGCGTATAGGAGAGCTTTACGGTTAAAAGCTCAACGCGCTGTAGATACCGATGAAGATAGTCTTGGTGTAGATAATGTGTTTTCTAGAGCACAGGATGATTTTCTTACTTTTTGCACTGTTCTAGATAAACCACCAGCACAGCATATGCTGGAGTGGCACAAGCATCTTGTAACTGGTGAATCGAATAAATATCTGTTGGATATAGCTGGACCCAACCTTGATATTCTTGCTCCTCGTGGTTCTGCAAAAAGTACGGTTCTAAACTTGTTTACCGCGTGGGTGATCGGTCGCCACACTACACAGAAAAGACCGCTTCAGATTATCTACTGCTCATACAACATCAACACTGCCATCCCTAAAAGTCGGATTATTAAACAGATCATTGACTCAGCTACTTTCAGGAAAATTTTTCCGCGAGTGCAGCTTCGCCAGGGTATGCAGAGTGATGTTGGTTGGTCGATTGATTTTGACTATGCAGGAATCAATCGAGTGGGTGACGAGGAGTTTACTCTTCGTGCTGCTGGGCTAAGGGGTTCGATTACATCCAAACGTGCTCACCTTGTCATCGTGGATGACCCTATTAAATCCAGTGCAGACATTAAAAACCCTGCGATTAGGGAGGAAATGAACAACAACTGGTCAAGCGTCATCGCACCGATTGTTTTTGAAGGTGGTCGTTCGATATGTCTAGGAACACGGTTCCATCCGTTGGATATCCATAAAACTATGTTTACCCCTCAGAAGGGATGGAAGCAGGTTTCACAAGAAGCGATTACTTACGACAATGATGGTGATCCTGTCAGTTACTGGCCTAGTCAGTGGTCTGCAACCTATTTACTACAACAGAAAGAATTAGATCCTGTTGCGTTTGCTTATCAGTACCAACAGCAGGCAGTTATGTCTTCTGATTTGGTGTTGTCTCCTGACCTTATTATCAAAGGAGAAGTGGCTACTGAGTTTGATTCTCTAGCTGTAGGTATAGACCTCTCTGCTAGTAAGAACGAGACATCTGACTACACAGCGTTTGTGTTAGGCGGAAGACTGAAAGACGACTACTACATCGTGGACGCTCATCAGGTTCGTTCAATTGGGAATTTGGAAAAAATTGATCTTCTCTGTGACATGTTGGTGGAGTGGGGCATTTTGGCGCTACAAGACGGAGAGTATTTCCCTACATATTCAACTGTGACGCTCGTAGTTGAAGCTGTGGCTTATCAAGCTAGCCTTGCTGCTGACATACGAAGAGTTTTGTTGAACGAGCGTGGCTTACATAACCTCCATGTTCACGAGGTAAAAGGGTTTAGAGGGGACAAGATCGCCAGATTCAGAGGTACCTTAGGTCTCTTGGAAAACAAAAAAGTAACCTTCAACAAGTACCGCAAGTTCGAAGCACTAATTGACCAGCTGATCAACATTGGCGCAACTAGTCATGATGATTTGCTAGATGCTTATGTCTGGCTTATGACTTTCCTCCAAAAACGAGGCCAATTCTCGGTTGAGTACTAATGAAAAAACTTCTGATTCTGGTTACTGCTCACGACCCTCTGTCTCGTTTTGACCCACTGCTCAAGTGTCTAAAGGAGTATGCACAGTTTCCTGTGCAAACGACGGTGGTTATTTATATCGATTACGAGCACATGCGAGATCAAGAAGCTCTGCGCGACTTGATTGAAGCAAACGTTTGCGAAAAACTAGACATTGAACTTGTTACTGCTCCTGCTAACTACAAGGGGTACCACCTCTGTTGGGCACATAAAAACCTATTGCGACTAGCTGTTACTCAGAGTACTTACGATTACTACATGTACTCAGAGAATGACATGCTGTTTACTCTCGATAATTTCAACTACTGGCTGGAGAATAAAGATGCTCTGAAAGAACTAAACCTCGAACCTTCTTTCTGTCGATACGAGCTAAACGACGATTTAAAAATCCCCTTCGACAACTACAAAAGGTACAACCTTACCGAGCTTACAGAGAATGTCTGGCACGACATTCCTCACAAGGCAAAGGTCTACCTAACTCCCACGCATGAGAAGTATTTAGGTTTCGTTCTTCTAGGTAACCCTTACTCAGGGATGATGATCCTTGATCAAGAAATGGCTGAAGAGTATATTGCTTCTGTCAGCTCTCACCCTGAACTCAGTCATCGAATGGTTGGTCACCGCAACTGGCCTATTGCAGATCGTTCATCTATGGGCACTGCCTTTGAGAACCTTGAAGATGGTCAAGACCACAGACGTGTGGTTCCTCTGGTGCATACAGGTGACTGGGTAACCATTGCTGACGAAGGTTTAATACGTCACTTGGATACAAAGTATTCTGGTACACTCCTGAAGCAGGCAGACTGCATAACTACTGAGAACATGTTTGTATGACCACTATCGACAACGTCAACCACCCATCGCACTACACGGCTGGAGGTATAGAGTGCATAGACGCGATTAAATCTGCGCTAACCGACGAAGAGTTTTTTGGTTACTGCAAAGCTAACTGCATTAAATACATCTGGAGAGAAAATCACAAGCAAGGAGTTGAGTCACTAAAAAAAGCGCAGTGGTACTTAAACCTGTTGATTAAGGAGAAAGAGGTAGACTGATGATTATTTACTGAGCTATGGATATCCCGGCTTTTGGGACTGTATACGGGCAGGTTGCATCACTGCCCTATGCAAGTGGTTTTAGATGGACACCTTCTGATGGTCCTAAAACTTTCACAACGTGCCGTGGCGTCAGCATCATCACTGGCAACAATAGCGATGTTGTTTATATCGAGTTGAACGACGGACAAGGACAACTCATTCCTATGGGAGGGTTTGTTAATAATCCTCTACTTCCAGTTGGTGCCACAACCATCTCTGGTGGCAACATTACGTCCGCCGTTGTTCTTTTCTGATGAACTACAACCAAGCTTCTCAAATGCAAAACTCCATGCGGGGTGAGAACCGCTATGGGGATTTTGTTCGCCAGGGGATTAACCAAGAAGCAGGCGCTCCTCCCCCTCCTCTTCCACCGAACGCAGACTCTGATGAAGCTTTTGATCCCAATATGGATGAAAGAGCTGATATAGAAGTTATGAAAAGACAGCTTCTGGCATCAGCGAAGGATCGCAGGTAGCATGTTGCTACTAGCAAGCGTTTCGTGATTATTGATTGTTTTACGTATTTCAACGAGAAAGAGCTTTTAGAGCTGAGAGTACGGACTCTTGAAAATCACGTAGATGGTTTTTTAATCACGGACGCTGACCGCACTCACAGAGGGGACAAGAAAGCTTTCTCCTGCGTGGAAACTATTCGCGAGCTTGGGCTACCGGAAGACAAGATTCAAGTTCTGCATGTAGAGCTACCCAACGTTACGGAAGCTCCAGACCCCTGGATTCGAGAAAGAGGACAACGAGATGCTTTGAGCGTTGGTCTTCACATGCTCGATGATGACGACTACTTCATCTGCTCTGACTGCGACGAGATTACGAATCCTTCTGCACTCGAAGCGATCAAGAGATCAGTCGATATGGAGGAAAATAAAGTAATTAGAATGAGCATGAGCATGCACTATGGACGTGCAGACCGGCAGCTTATCTCTCCTGAAGGTGAACTTTTTGATTGGCGTTGTGGTGTGGCTAGCACAGTCGGCAAACTCAAAGAATTCGGAACTCTATCGGCGATGCGAGCGTCGACTGATAACTATTACGTTGGTGTTCGCAACGCTGGTTGGCATTTCTCTTGGATGGGAGACTCAGACCGAAGAAAAACCAAGCTCCGCAACATCGCCGAGTACTACATTTGGGACAAACCCGAAGTACAGCAGCTGTGCGAAGATTTTGTTGCGGAACCCGGCAATACCGATATGCTCGGACGCGAAGACCATTTATTAACTGAGTATCCTCTTGAGGATTTGCCCGAAGAGGTGGTTAAACTAGAGAGAGTTAGAAAGTATCTTCTTCCCGATGACGAACAAGATGCCACCTGAGCTTCTGGAAAGGTTCAAGAAAAAGCAAGGAGGAGGTGACGAAGAAAAAGGAGACGAAGATCGTCACGAAAAGCGTAAGTCTGCTCGTGACAAATCTCGCAAGGCCAAGGAAATGCGTCAAAAAGACAAGTGACTCTGAATGTCGTCCTCAACAGAAATTAGAAATCGATTTGAGGAGATCCTAGAAGCCGCAAGGACTCAGGATCGCTCAAGTCAGTCAGCGACGATGGTTGTGCTTAGTCACATCCAGCAGATGGTCTTGTACATGATCAAGAAGGGTATTACCTTCTACTGCGAACAAGATACCTACAAGAGCCGCACTAGGTTTCTAGATGACATTATTGCCCTGAACAGGCTTGATATTCGATTTCCTTCGATTATTAGGAACTTCCTGATCGACGGCTGTGGCCTGTTTTACTTTCGTCCTGATGAGAAACTAAAATATCAGATCTATTTCTTCAACAGAAACCAGTATCGGGTCTACCACGACCTAAACGGTTCTGTAGAGGAAGTTGTCATTCTCTACAGCTATAAAGTTAAGAATGGTAACTTAGGTCTGCCCTCAACGACATATGGACAGAACAAAAGATACGTTCGTTTATCCATTACAGCAGACGAAATAACAGAAAACGAGAGTGATTCTGAGCTTAGCTTTGAGTTAGAACCCGGAAGTGTACTGACTCCAGGCAACACAAGAAAGAACACTCTGGGTTTCGTACCTGCTGTAGAGGTTCTAAACAAGCCAAACGCATCAGGAACAGAGGGTGAGGGCGAATTTGACCCATTTATGGAGCAAATCGTGCTTCATGATCAGATTATTCGCAATGTTGCCAAGAATATCGAGTTCTTTGGCAACCCCACCCTGATTAGTTCCCGTCCCCGTAGTGATCTGGTCGAAGCTAACGACGCTCAGAACACTTTCCGCCCGACAATCAGCAGTCAGAGCGGATTTGCGGGTCAAAGCACCCCCTCAACAAGGGTTAGCGAGCCTTTTGGCACCGCTATGGGTGGTGGGCTACGTGTTCCGCGAATTATTGCGAACATCGAGCCTTCAGATCGAGTCGGTTACATGACTCCAGACCCTGTGTCTGGGGATATGAACCGTTATTCGCTGTTACTACGCGAAGAAATTCGTACAGCGCTTGGCGGAGTCGACGAAATCTCAATCTCAGCTGGTGCAACTGCCACAGAGATCAAAGGTCTCACTGGTAGAGCGCAAGCAACTGCTCTTCGGAAAAATAAGTCGTTTCTGACCTACGGATTTTGCCGTTTGTTGGAAATGATTATCTACCACCAGGAACAAATTTTCCGAGAGTCCTTTATTGTTGCTTCGGGAATGAAAGTTCCCTCACCTCCTAAGGAGCAAACTCCTGAGTCGAATGAGAAGTATCAAACTTCTCTTCGCCGCTTTGATAACAAGGTGAATCAGGAGATTAAGACTGCTATTGAGAAGGGCAAAGTCCCTCCTGGTGTAGTTGGTCTTCCTGAAGACGGTGAGCGTCAGGTGACTTATCGTTACCAAGGTGATGTCTACGAAGACACCGCTTACGACATCAACCAGAAGTCGATTGTTGTTAGAAACTTGCAAGAACTAGGAGTAGACAGTGTGGAAGCACTTAAATTCCTTTTTCCTGAAAAAACTGACAACGAAAGAGCAGAAATGCTGCAGGGTTTCCCATTTCGTATGGTTCAACAAACTCAAGCAGCAATGCAACAATTCCTGGTATTATTAAGCCAGATGTTGCAATCACCGCATCCCCTTGCGCCAGATCAACCACTTGCGGCTGATCCTAGACTAAACATCACACCGCTCCTTTACAGGACGTTTGACCATCTCGCTGAAGAACTAACTTATTCGGGTAGCTATGAGCCAGCAGATCCAAGCTTCGACCCCGAGCCCGGTCTCCCCGGCGGTAGCCCCGACGGTAACCAGCGACCAGGGCTCAACCGCTTATCCCCAGTGGGTACCTCAAGCAGCTACCCCGGTGGCAGCTTCGGTACCTACAGCCCCCTCGCCACAGCAGGTAACACAGGCTACGGCCCCTACTACCAACAACCAGTACAGCCAGTCTCCATCGCAGTCCTTCCCGAACAATCCTTGGGAAGCAGCGATGGGTTCGCTGGAGCGGGTGCTGACTCAGGTCAACTCTCCCTCCCCCAGCCCGACTCAGTGGTCGCTCAATCAAGCGCCACAGGTGGATACAGCAACGCTCAGTCAGCCTTCACAGGCCCAGCCTTGGGCTTACCAGGAACCGCAGGCAGCGCAGACATTGCCTACCAGCGCCTCACCGACCCAAACTTCCTCTCCGGCTTCTACGGCACCCAGCCAAATAAGCCTAAGCAACGTAAGCGAAGAGGTCGTTAGGCACTTCGGAATCGAAGCTCCTGGAATCCTCAATCAGTACTCATGTGCTCTTGAGGATATGCTTATTGATCAGTCTCAGCGTTACGACGCTTTGAACCAGAAGGCTGGTGCGATGCATCAGATTCTTACCCATCCTGATCATCTGGCTGACTACACAGATCGCTACTTCACTGAGGTCTACCCCGTGGACATCGGTGATGAGATGGGACAGCAAGGTGGTTATCAACAACCACAACAGCAGTATCAACAACAGTTTGATATGCCTGCTGTACCTGCTGGCGCTGGTGGTCAGCAAGGTTCCGTAGCTCCTCAGCAGCAGTGGGAAGGCTTCTCTGAAGTTATGAACCGCAATCCTGAAAACGCTTGGCGTTACCTCCAGGGCATGAACCAAGACGCTATGCGTAATAAGCTCTTGTTTATGGAAGGAGCCTGATATAGGCTTAATTCGGATCTCCTCGATACAGATCTTGAACACAGTACCTCCGCAGTCAATGCGGGGGTATTTTTTTGACTTAGTATTAGCTGACTCACAGTTTTAAACTATGGCACTCTCTCCTGATGCTGCTGGTACTCGAATGATTCCTTTGCAAGCAGCTCCTGTTGAAGCAAAAGCAAAACCCAACAAAAAAACAACTGAAATTACTCAGTCAGCAGAAGACGTAGAAGCTTCTTCTGATGGTTTTGACGAAGGCGTCGAAATATCGCTTACTCCTCCCATCGGTTGAATTTTTTTCATCACCATATTTTCTGCAATTCTTAGTCCTCTTATTCCTGCATAACCGCAGATAAAGGAAAGGGCTACAGCTTCTTTAGGACTGAGTTCTAGTCTTTGTGCAATCGCAGGACTAACGAACTCAGCCAAGAAAAAACCAACTACCGCTGTTTTTAACAAACACGACATTAGTTTTTTTGGATGCAAAATAGAATCTGTGATTGATCCTGACATTGCAGCCATAAATTGTTCAGGGTCGTCTGTCAGAACATCTAGAGCTTTTTCGGCTAGATAATTCATCGGTTCCCCGAAACTATAAATATTTTAAATGATCTAGGATTCAAAAAGCAGAAAGAAGATTATGACTTACGCATCTCAAACTAACTGGAAGTACGACAAGAACCTTTATCACAATATACAGTCAGGGCCACAGCGCACAGAGGATAGTCTTGACTTAACAGATACGTACAAACTGGTATCAAGTGGATACCGAATGCCTAACGGTAAACAACAAAGTTATTTCACCGTTATTAACGACGGACCAAATTTTGGGATTATTACCCCAGGTCCTCCGATGACTTTTGCGTCGGAAATCAACCAACCTACATACCCAGAAAACAAAACCATCACAGTCACGGTGGTCAATACTCCGGCTGGTAATCGTTTTTACTTCGATGGAGTCGAAAACACCAACTTTTTTATTTTTGAGGGGAGTACATACACTTTTGATATTTCCGACGTTTCATTAGTACCTCATCCTTTTAAACTGAGTCTTACTGCGGATGGGACGCATGCAGGAGGGACGCTCTTAACTGACGGAGTGACATATTCAGGAGTACCGGGAACTACTGGAGCGTTTGTAAGAGTAGTAGGTGAGTTACTTCCAATGGAAGTTATCTACCCCTACTGTCAGATTCACCCCAATATGGGTGGCACTACAAACTTCCCGTACGGAGGTGTGCCTATTAACAATCCTCTGTATCAAACCACAAATTGGAGAACTGTTCCTCCTGCAGTTCCTGGTTACTGGAGCAACTACACCTCATTTGAGTTTCCAGCAGTTTCTGGTCAGCTCACCCTGCAGGACGGTTTTAGGTATCAGAACCTCTACCGAAGCAATACTGCTTCGACTGTTCAAACTGCTTTAGGTGGTCAACCTGGGTTGAGAAGCAAGGGAGCTTACACGTGGTGGGGTGCGTTTGCACCTAACAATCAGTCTTATTCTCCTTTTCAAACTCCTCAAGCAGACGGAAAGCAAAACGGAAGTACAGGTGGTGGTGTCTCCTACCCACGCGCTCAGTATCCGACAATAATCAACAAAACAGGGGATACCTCCGGATCTAGAGCTGCGTGGGTTTACAACCCTCCTGTTTACTGTGAAACTTTTAGTGAGATCGTGCGATCTAAGCTTCCTGGAACTCTGGATAGCAACATCCGTCGGATGTACAGAGGTAAGTCCTCTATATATGTCACAAACTATGGCGGTGTCTACGGCATGATTGGAGAGGCTTCTCGGAACGTACAACGCACCTTTAGCGCTAGTGTTAACTCTGCTGGTGTTACCGTAAAGTAACCGCTAAGAATGCAACACCCATGTAGTGTTTTAGTAACGCTACAACGTAGACTTAGCAGGTAGTTTCTACGGAATTTATCGATGTTCATCGATAATGATTTTCCGAAGATTCTTGGTGCGGAACTGTATCGTCCCCACCCGGCTTACATCGTGGAAATGGCTGCAGAGCCTGTTATTGTCCACGATTTTTCAAAACAGCCGGGTCAGACTGTACAGCTTGACCGTTACAAGTTCTTCGGCAATCCTGGCTCTAAGGAGTCACGTGAGCGTACAGCTGAGCAAACGATTGGTACTGCAAACAGCAGGAATATCGTAAAAGACAAGGTATTAGTCACGCTTCGTGAGTATACGGGACCTGCAGATCCTTCAGATCCAACACAACCTTCTACCTTCAAAGTTGCGCGTGAGACTCTCATCACTGCGCAACGATTGTTGCTCGATACAGGTAATCTAACTACCTTCCATCAGAGCATAGGCAGCTTGACTTTGTTGGATGATTACCGCCGTTGGCGTGATCGCGTCTTTATTAACGAGCTTCTAAAAGCTGTTTCTAAAGGCCAATCATCAGATACACAAGGTGGTTACTACTTCCCTGGCGATCTTGCCACGGGAGCACTTACATACACCAACGCCGAGCAAGCCAAGTTCGACGTTAAAGATGACCTCCTCCGCGTGGTCAAATCGCTCCGTAAGCGCAACACCCCTACCTACCAGGATGGGTTCTACCGCTGCGTTTGCGACCCTACATTTTTGATGCACTTGCGTCAAAACTCTGACTTCCGTGAGGTGGCTCGCTACCCCGGTAACGGTCAGATTAATCCCCTTATGTCAGCAATGCAGCCTAACGCTGCGCTGTATATGGGTCAGGGTTTCGGTCAGGCTACTTTCGTAGCTGGCGAGCCGATCATGCCTACGGGCTTTGTATTTGAAGGTGTGCGATTCTTCGAATCGACCAACATGCCTTCTCAAAGTCAAAACGCAACTATTGCCGGTGCAGCAGCTGATTACAACGCTGCGATCGGTATGTTCTTCGGTCCTCAGTCTGTTGGCGTCGGCATCGGCGGTAACAATGCACAGGTACTCCTGAATAATAATGATGACTTCTCGCGATTCATCATGATGATCTGGAGCCTGTATGCTGGTTTCGAGCTGCTAAATGCAGACTTCGTGACCGTTGGTTACTCCTTCGACGCTTGAGGTAACTAACGATGGCAATTAATCCCAACCAGATCTCAGTCGCCAAGATTTATCCTGGCAACTACGCAAATGTTCTTCGTTACTGGCACGAAGAAAAAACCATGCAGTTCGAGAACGCCAATGGCGTTTCTTCGAGCTACACCAACCAGCCTGTTGGTGGTCCTGTCGGCGTCATCTTCCGTCCCGGCTGGGTTGCTCAACAAGCAATTGGTTACGTTGACCTGAGCTACCAAGCTCTTGGTTCCGTCAACCAGCTGGAGTACTACACCCAAGCCTATGGCTCTGGTGTTAACAGCTCCCCTAACGGCAACTCCAACGTTGCTTTTAGTAACGCTGCTGTCATCATCCCTTCACCGGACTTCCATAAGGATGTTCGTCAGGACATTGCTGACGGTATTCAGGTTCCTTCAGGCGTCTATTGCTACCGCGCTTCTCTGCGGATCACCGGAGGAGACGTAGTCAGCTCTGGTATCCCTGGCTCAGAAGCTGCACCTACTTTGTCCTTGGCTCCCGCCGTGGGTGAAGGCTATCCGAATGACAACACTGTTGTTTCGGGTGGTTTCGCAGTCTCCGCCATTGGTGCTAACCGCTGCATTCCTAACGGATCGGTTGCTTCCACCAACATCATCGACTCCAGTCTGCTGGAAGCTACTACTGCGGAAACTCAGTGGAAGCTTTTTGCAACAACCAATGCCTCCCCTGTGGTGCAAGGTTCTGGTGTTTACGATCCTCGCGCTGGCAACAACTTCTTGTCTGGCGACGAAAAGGCTCTCGCAATTTGCGAAGTCTGTTGGATTCTTCCCGATTCTCCTCCAGAGCGTCAGGACGTGGCTCTTCAGCCCGACGGTGTTACAGAATCTTCTGTTTACACATCTACCCAACCCCGCTGATAAGATCAGTTGGAACACGGACGGCCCCTCTTCGGAGGGGTCTTTTTTTGTCTATATAAACTGAGTAGACTATATAGACTATCTGTACCGTTAGTATCGTGACAGACACCTCAGAGATCAGCATCAACCGTAAAGAGTGCCCTAAATGCGGTGCTGTATGGCTTAACGGAGTCCATTACTGGGCTACTGGAAGTCGAGGTAACGAGCTTGATTTAGCTGGTCTTGTATGTAACACAGTACAGAGCAGTATGTGTATTAATGCTATGAAAGGTAAAGAAGGAGGAGATACTTGGGAAAAGAGAAGACAGTTTATAGAAGATATGGAGGCTGAGTCACAAAGCAGTGTGGGTATGTGGGGTGCGGATTTTGATGGTTTAGATTAAAGTACTGCCTACATACTGTTTGTTTATGTCCGACACGATCTACAAACCCAGTGGAATTAAGGTTGTTATCCTCTCTACGCATGACGACGGCGAATATCACATGGTGCGATCTCTTACCTCCAGTAAGGTCTTCTATGCGCATAGAGATCAGGTAGAGCAGCAAGATACACCATCTGAAAACAACGACGCACCGTCAAGAAATCGACGCGGAAGGAGAAAAATTTCTAGCTCTAGCTCTACCGCTACCGCTGTAGTTAAGCCACAGGTTCCAACTGACAACCGTGTCAACCTGAACACGCTGACTGCAGAGGGTCTTACTCAAGTACTACCAGGAGTAGGTCTTAAAACAGCAAAAGAAATTGTCGAACTTAAACAAACTCTTCCGGGAGAGCGATTCACCAAACTCGATCAACTTGCTTCAATTAAGCGTGTTGATTGGGATGCTGTTTTTGAGACTGGACTGGTATTCGTAGAGTAGAAGTAGAATAAAACTAATTCGTGGTTGTGGTAAGTGGCTCAGCTTTCGCAATTTGAGTTAGAACAGATTCAGTCGTATCTAGCTCAGCAAGGCGTCACTTTCGACGCCACTAGCACCGACGCTACTAAGCGTGAGGTTGTTTACGCTGCTGTCAATCAGCTCACTCGCAACCCAGCCCAGGCTTTCGGTTACAGACTTGATGACTTTAACTTTAGTCGTGTAGCTTACCACCTGGGTTACAACATTGCTACAGTTCCTGCTGGTGATTACGCAAGGTTAATCGAAGCTGCTACTTCTATACCCTCTGAGTACTACTACGACAAGATTGTTGCTCAAATTGAAAGGTGCGAAGAAGCCGAGCGATTTACTGAACTAGCTACGGGGGACGCATCAAGTAGACAAGAAACAATCCTTGGTGACGTTCAGCGTTCGATCACCGTTCAGGACAAGCAACAGGTAGCCAGAGTTTGGCGTGAAAACTACTTGTATGAGACAGGTCGTCTTGCAGAAATGCTTTATGTAGCTAACTACAAAGATCCTGTGGCAGCAAGATACAGGTTTGAAAGAAGCGGAGGAGAATTTATCCAAGCACTTCCTGGTCCTCCTGACGTGTCACGTGCTGACAGATTATATTTCTTTGCTAATTGGCGTTAATATAGAAAGAAGCAGTAGCTCAGCTAGTTACCATGACCGGGAAAATACTAAAAAGCGCAGGCGGAACCTTAGTAGACCTTCTTATGGGCGGGGCTAGAGGTGCAGCCAGGAATATCCCACCTGAAATGCAAAGTTCTATAGCGATTGCTAGAAACGCTTTATCTAATATTCCTGAAATCCCTTCTAACGCTGCAGACGCTCTAGGACTAGGACCTTTTGGTGGTCGTATTGCGCGTGAGACTTATGGAGGGAGCGGTGTTACAAACAGGGGTGGACTTCTTGGTGAGGCTGTTTTTAATACTCCCCCTGCTCCTAGGACTGGGTTTAGACCTTCTTCCTCAGCAGACATCATAAGAAGCCAAGCTCCTGTCCGAACCCAAGCACCAAGACCTGAGTTTGACGTTACAGGTTCTTCTCCCCGTGGATTTACAGGCTCTTCTCCAGGAGAGATCATTTCAGGGACTCCTAATCGTCCTGTACCACAAGCAACTGTTAATCCGCAAGCAGCTGTTAATCCGCAACCATCTATAAATGTACGTCCCACAGGGACGATGACTAATTCAGTACAAGGAAGACTAGATCTTCGTAATCCTGCAGGATCTGTTGCTAACCAGGCATCCACAACTTCTAAAGGTGTGCAAAAAGCACCTGGAAGAAAGACTGGGGGTCAGATGTACAACCCTCAAGCTGCTGCAACTCCTGAAGCTTCCCAAATTATTAGGCGTGGGGGAAGAGACGGAGGTCCTTTCATGGATCGTGCTGATTCTCCTAGTTATCTCAACCGTATACCTGATGGACAGTTGTCCATTCCTTCAGCAATCAGGAGAACTGTCGATAACTCCAATGCAGCAGCGGGGTTAGTTGACGAGACCTTTCAAGTTCCTGCTGCGCTTCGTGGGGTTTTACCTACTAATGAAGGCGCTTTTCTAACTAACCTCAGCGATCCACGTGTGCTCGCAGCTCTTAGTGCGGGTGGTGTCGGGACAGCTTTTGGAATAAACGCACTAACTCAAGGACAAGCTGATCGCGTACAAGGCGAACTGCCTATGACTCGTGGTGCGGATAACGTTCCAGCTTCCGTAGCTCCACCAAATACTCTGTCTCAAGTTGCTCCGGTTGATACCGCTGCCGGACAAATGACAGCTGCTGATCTTGTTGCTCTGGAGCGAGCAGGCAAAGGGATTCTTACGGGTGACACTGCTGCTGCCGCTGCTCTTCAAGCAGAAATGGAAACACCGTCTGTGACCAACCCGTTTTCTTCAGGTGAATCTGTAATTAGAACTAACGAAGGAGCAGACTCAATCCGAAGACAAAATAACGGACAGTACGGGGGTCTCGATGCAACCATCGATAAGTACACAGAGCCGATGTCTCCTGAAAAGTATGCAAACATCGGAGATTACTATCGAGATCGCAACAACTACGCCAATCAAACGTCTCGCAAAAATCTCCTCGCAGCAGCAATCGCTGAGTTAAGTGGTCTTCAAGAGAGTGCTAATAAAACTTGGGCACTAGCTAACCCTGGTCTTGCTTATGAGTTACAAAGGCAATCATTAAGCGCGCCACAGGCGAGTGAGCAGACTCCTAACGCTGAGAGTTTTACAGCTGTTTCAGAACTCGGTAGCAACCCTCAAGAAGCTGCTGCTACCGGAGCTGCTTTTATCGGTAACCCAGACATTAACAGGGCTACTCAGCCTCAGGTTCGAATAAATTTAGAGAACCTACCTCTGTCTATCCAACAAAAACTCGCTGCTCAAGGTATCTACCAATGAACTACGACATCGGATCCACGTCTAACGTTCCTTTCTCCCTCGGTACAAGAGCTTCAGAATCTCCTGAGTTTCTCAGGGATTTGAACATCGACTACGGTCAACCCAATTCAGCCGAGCAGACTTACGCGGAGATTGGCACCCCTCAAGCTAGCGAGGGCAACTGGTTAGAACGTCTAGGAAGTTTTGCTAAAGACATCACTCCTCTTCTTTACGGAGCTGGAAGCATCGTTGAGGCTATTAGGGGAGTACCTAACAGTCAAAATCGCTTTGCTGGTTTTAACCAAGGAGTTCAATACGACATGCTCGCTCGTTCTCTTGGTTACGACGGAGCACGAGACCTGATTGAGAGTGGTCAAACTGGAAAAAAACCACCTAAGCCAGGAGAGGTCGGAGGTTCAGTAATTGAATCTCCTGTCGCAGAATCTACGTTTGCAGCAACTGATGATCTGTCCAGATTTATCGGTACCCCAGAAGAAGGAGGTGCTGTAGACGGAAAGACACTTGGTCTTGAGGCTGTACTAAGAGGAGCAAACGAATACGGAATAGCTCCTAGGGAATTTGTAGAGCGCGGTCTAGAGCGTGGCTACAGCTTTGGCCCTAAAGCACTTGCTCAAATCAGCTCCTTAAGTAATCAAGGTTTGGGTTCAGGTCCCGTCGAACTACAGCAAGTGCCTTATCAGTAAAACCTAGAATTTAGAGGTATGTAATCTCTAATTCTCCGGTGTTAACATTAGATTACCCTCAGACGTAGTAGGCAGTGGCAAGTACCTCCACCAATAAACAGCCGCTTATGGTTGATCGCCCCTTTTTGAGGGGTGCGAGGTTTACTGAAGGTTCTTCTGTAATCAACCCTGCAGTACCTGATTTCTCCACACTGACTCAGTTAGTCCGTGTGGGCGACATTCCGTCTGAAGACGCAGCGCTAGTTGAAGATATTTGGTGTGTAAGTAACGAAGCATATCCCGATGATGCGGGTATGTATACGGCTGAGTTTGGTCTATATGTCTACGCTCCCAACCAGTCTGCTCCTGCCACATCATTTCCCATGATGATTGGCAAGTATGAAATTGGTTTGTCTGGAGGTAAAGATGGGCTACCACAGCCTGTCATTCTTCCCTCGACTAACGCTCCTACTCCTCAAACAGGTAACACTAATCTCTTAAGGCCAATCATGATTGGCAAAATGGAAGGTCTTTATCTGGAGAAGGGGTACATTCTTTGCGTAGGTTATCTAGGAGCTGGGGGTAGTCCTACAACGTTTACTCCTTCAGGTTCTCTGAGTGCTTCTGGTGTGACTTGGTTTGCACAAGGCGGATTCTATTGATACATGTCACGAAAAAAAGGTTCTGACGGTTTCTCTTTTAAGGACTTTAAACCACCCAAAGAGTCCTTTGAGTTTGGGAGAGTTAAAGGTGCGAGTTCGACAAACAAACTAAGCCGATCTGTTCCTTTTAAAGAAAAATTCAGACCTCAATTTAATCTCAAAGACCTAAGCGTTCTAGACAACTACAACTACGCTTCCCTTTGGACTCGGTGGAGACGTGGGTATGAACTCTTCATGTATGCGAACCAGCGGTTCCTAGGTCTTAACTACAGCTTTCGTTATGCGGTAAACGGACAAGCAGGTTCGGGAAGTCTCGAAATTCCTGGTATCTGTTATATGTATCCCGCAACAACGCAGGATATGGCGATGAGGATGACACTCATCCGACCTAGAGACACCATTAATCTTCTTGACTACGGTATTTCAATTAAAAGTGTTACCACTTACGACGAAGAGAACAGCATTTTGGCTACAGAACTGTCTTCTACTTTTGGTGCGCCAATATCTTTTATGACCGGTGAGGTTGTTTCTGATCGCTTTGACTCAAATGGTGACGAAAAAAGCATATACAACAACTACACCGTGGTCGGTGTTGGCACCTTAGCTGGTGGTCCGCAGGAACCAACACCTCTTCCTGTTTTTGACACTCTTTTTCTATCGGCAACTGCAAATACTAGTTGGACAGTTTTTGGTAACGATGTCCTTTCTAGTCCAGCTGCAATGGACCCGATTCCTGGAGACTTTTTTACAACAGCAATGAGGTTTGGGTGTAACTGTCCTGATTATCTCGGGAGAGATGACTTCAATCTCTACAAATACTCCTCCATGAGGAGTTATCCATACACCAAACCTCAAGATTTAAAGCCTGGTTTTTACGATGCCGGTACAGAAACGTATACAGGAGACAGACCTGCCGTCACCCGTGATTTACCAGGATTTACAAGAGATTTTGGTTTTATCTACACCAATAAGCTGCTGGATCCTCCTGAGTATGACGACAGTGCAGGATCGTCTTACTCAGATCCCAATATGTTCTTTTTTCAACCCAGGTTTTGTAAACACTTATACGCCTCATGGTGGGACATGCAAAACCGCTTTAAAACACAGGCGTTCGTAGCTCCTTACTTGGCTGAACCTAACGACGAGCCAATGAACCCTGCCTATAGAGAGCATTTTTATAAAAATCTAGAAAAAGCAACTGATTTTAAAAATAGATCTAAAAACTTGGAGTACTGGGAAAGATTCTCTCCCTCAAAAGAGAACACTCCCACACACATGCTCTATTCGGATGGATTTCCTACAACTTCTAAAGTTTTAAATTTCGATACTTTGGCATCGGGGAATGTACCTGCTATTCAAGCCAGTGGGTTCACAATGTTCTTTCTAGAAGAGTTCAACCCACTAATTCCTGTTCCACCTGAGAACATTCCTGTTATCGATGGAGGTCAATACGAAAACGGAGTACCCGTGGGAAGCGGAGCTATTTTAATCTACGATTGTGGTGAGTATTTAAATGGTGCCATTGTGGGTCCTCCGATTTATCGATCTCTTGTCAACGGCGGCACTTACTAAATGACTTCCACCCCAGTAACAATTCTTACGTTCAGAACTGGTCAGTCTGCGGATAGACCTTTTCCTGCGTCACTTACTACTGGCCAGTTAGCACTTTCCTTCGGTGCAACGGAGCCAGGGCTTTACTTTTTGGATTCCGCTAGCGATATTCGTAAAATCGGAGGTGCGCAATACGGAACGAACGCTCCTAACTCAACACCAAACGGACAATCAGGGAACTCTGTAGGCGAGCTGTGGGTAGACGATACAACTAACTACAACATGAGGGTATGGAATGGCTCTGCATGGGTAGAAATCGGAGCTGGTTTTGCCACTCTGGCGGACACTGCTACCACTGCAACGACGGCCAACTTTGCAACGACTGCTGGCACAGCTACTAACGCTACTAACGCTACTACTGCAAACTTTGCAACCACGGCTGGTAGCTGTACAGGAGAAGTGAGTACGTTATTTAGCGGCTCATTACCTACCGTGGGAGACTCTGGATCTTTGGCCTTCGACACCGTTAACCAATTCCTATACGTATCCGACGGAACTTCCTGGAACAAAGTGTTGGTTTAACTTGTTCTGAGAGTCGACTTCACCATCCAAGCAGACTTGAACATGTGATTGACTATTTTAGATATTTCGTTTTCTCCATCGGGGCACTCACACTCTCTGGCCATGACGTACAAGTCTTTAGCCATGTACCCACCGTTCTCTAGGTTTTTGGTATATCGAACCAGACTCTCAGTGGCGTCGTAGCTTTTTACATGCTTAAAATCTTTACATGCACCTAAAAGACCTTTGCCACACATAGGCATGAGGTAGTCCATCGAGCGAACAAGTTCAGCGACGGTATCAAAATCTTCAAGGTGCTGCTGATACTGTTTTTTTAGAAACTTATGTAATGCCAAGAAGTTTGGTGATTCCAAATTCAAGTGCAACATATGCGCTTGAATACTGAGCTGGTAGTTGTAAGAAGCAAACTCGACAAGATTAAAAATAAAGTTGTCGATGCTCGCTTCCTTCACAATGACAACCTCTTCAGTAACAACTTCCTCTGTAGGAGCCGCTACTGCTTGAAAGATTTCCTCAAGATTAGAAGTAGTCATCTGCTAACCAGACTCAAAAAGTGCAAGCGTCCGTGGCAACTGCTTCAGGAGCTTCATCTAGTTTAGCCTCACTCTGCTCAGTCAGGTAGTCAACAAGTGCTTCCTGCTTGATGCGGTAGAGAGATTTGATGCCGTTGGGCTGCAAGTTAACAAAGATGGTCTTTGGCCAACCACCATCTTGGTTAGCTTCAGTAAGTGCAATACGCTTACGCACAAAACCCTGTGAGCAATTCAACAGCTCAGCAGTCTGGGCAATAGTCAACAGTTTGGCAGAATCCATTTAAAACTGAAAGCTCAGTAATCTCAACAGCACGAGAATAGGGCAAAACCACTGAGTTGTTAACCATAAAGTCTTGAATTTATATTTTCTTTCGTTTTTGATTGGGTAGAATTATTTCAGTAGCGATGTTCTTCGTGGCGCAAATAAGACTCGCTGGAGAGGTGTTTCAAGGTTATAACAAACCAAAGAAGGATGTACAAGGTGGTAAATCACATGCGGTTGCTGCCAAAGAAGGAGAAACCGTGCGCTTAGTGCGTTTTGGAGATCCCAATATGAGTATCAAAAAAGACAATCCAGAAAGAAGAAAGAGCTTCAGAGCACGTCACAAGTGTGATGAACCCAAATCAAAACTATCTGCCGGATACTGGAGCTGCAAGGCTTGGTGAGCTAGAACTCAGCTAAAATCAAAAGCAGCGGAGCAACCCCCGTGGAACATGAGCAAATCTCTATAGGTCTCACGCTTGAAGACGAGTTCACTCTTACTCGTATTCGTAACGGTGCAAAGCAGCTAAAAGGTCGGGACAGAGATCAGTACCTCTGGCAACGCATCTTTCGAATGGTCTGCAGAGAGCGAGCTTACAAAGCGGTGATTGAAGAGCTAGGCATCATGGTCGATCCCTCAGTCGACGTATTCGACGACAAAAACGAAGAGAACCACGTCACATGAGTAACAGACAATCCTGGTTGAATCTCATCTCCGGCGCAGAAGGTACTCGTAACCCAGACGGAAGTAGGGGCTACAACATTTACTACGGTGGGGGGACTTTCGACAACACAAAAAGCCACCCTAATAAAGTCATCCAACCAACTCAGAACTCGATCCCTAGTTCTGCAGCAGGTGCGTATCAGTTTATGCCTGGTACTTGGCAAGGCTTAGGAGGAGGTTCTATGACGCCTGATCGTCAGGACGAGTATGCGTACCAACTAGGACTTAGACGCGGCGTGGACTTTGATACAGCTGAGATAAACCCTGGGAACGTTGCTCTTTTAGCTGCTGAATGGGCTTCTTTGCCGACCGCTGCAGGCAAAAGCTACTACCCAAACCAGAGAGCAAAGTCCATGGGTGATTTGTATAAGTATGCAGGTACCGATAATGTGCAGCAAAGTGCTTCTAATGGGCAGCAAAGTGCTCCGCAGTCTGAGCAAGTACAAAATGATCAGTTACCAGCACTAATACAGCTTTTTGAAGACTCTCTTGGTCCTTCTGTGTCTGCACCAAAAACTACACCTCTTGAGGCTGATGCAGATTTGCTTAAAGAGGCGTTAACTGAAGAAGTACAAATCGCTAATACAGAAATGTCAAACGACAGTAAAGCAATAAGCGATCTCCAGAAAACTCAAGAAGCGATCATCAAGCTACTTAAGCAAACCGGAGGTCAATCTGAAGCGTCTTCAACTAAACAGGCACTTCAAGAAAGAATTAGTGAAGCGTACAAGGCATTCACTCCTGGAAAGAGTGTAATCTAGGTGTAGGTTTGATTTAAGAAAATGGCTGGACTTACGTCACCATCTGATGCCGCAACCACGTATTTAGGCGAAGCAAACAAAAATTTTGGTACGGGAGCAGCAACTGCAGGAAAAAACATCAATTTTCAGGATATCGGTCGTGCTCTTGGCGGCATCGGAAGCGTTATAGGAGCTTTTGGTAGTAGCGGTAGTTCTGGTGGTGCAGATGGTTACAAGAAAGCAATAGAAGAACTGGAAGAGAGCGTACGAAAATCTACAGATGAGTTGGATCGGAGAGCAACAGAGTACGAAACTAAAATTCTCGATCTTCAAAAACTAAACGACACCTTTACCGGTAACACTACTTCTGACGCTGTTAGTGCGTATAAACAATACTTTGAAGATATCTCCCGTGGGCTAACAACGCAGTACACAGATGTGCTCCGTAACGAGCGACCTGACCTAAGTGACTACACAAGCAAGTTGGGAGGAACCATCAACAATGCACGAGAAGAGTTTGGGCTACTTAACTCACCTGCTATGGATGCATACCAGAAAGTTATCAGCACAGATCCTCGCAAGATCTTCCCTAATGCTCTCGACTTCAGTCCAGAAGTTGGTTACAACCAAAAAAATCCCCTGATTACGTACATGGATGATCCAGATGCAGTGAGCATGATGAACTTTGGTCGACCTCAAGTCAACGAATACACTCGTGCAATGGCTGACGGTGCTGGCCCTGGTCAGTCCCTTATGAACTATAATGTCTGATGCTTAGACCCACTTCGGTAGAAAGAAGAGCAGACAGTAAAGCTTTTCGGCGATCACATCACGTCGAAAAAGAAACTAAGTCAATGCGTTTTGCCGGAGAACTCTTCGGTATTGAGAAAAAGAACAAGGAAGTGCGACCAAGTGGTAACCCCCGTGGGCTAGGTTTTGCCGATAAAGATAAGTTTGGTCCTGATGATAATTGGGACACAAAAGATCCTCTCAACAGTACACACGACCCAACGTACTATAGAAAGTACTGAACTTCTGTATGCTCTCCTCTAGATTATCCGGAGGAGGAAAATAAAATATAAAACCAAGCACTTTTGTAGATCTTAAAGGCTTAAGGTTTTCGTCATCGTTCAGCAGCTTTGGTTTTTTCTTTAGGACACACATCGGAAGGTCTATTCCTATTTTTTGTGTAACTAGTAGTGCTACTTCAGTAGACGTTATAAGTGTAACTGCCTGATTAAATTCTTTCTTTAACCACTTCTGGTAACAAAGCTCTAACCAAACTCTTTGAGCAGATTTTCTGTATTGGAGAGTTTTTGTGAACAAAGCAGTGGGTTTTGGTTGCTCGCTTTTAAGCAGCAGCTCACGAGGTGGAAACAAATATAAATTTCTACAGGTCCAATCCTGCAATAACCCATTGTTTTTCCACGTAAAGTAACGCTTTGCTTGGACAACAGTGTTCGCGTGTTCGCTAGAAGCAGGGTCGAGATCTATTTCACCGTCAAAGAATGCCGTGGTAGTAGCAATCAAATCTATAGGTGAAACAAAATCTCTACTAGCAAGCACCATCAGCTAAAACTAACCTCACTTGAGAAATAGTTTGAGTACTTTGCATGTCTTTCCAAAGTACTTCGTAGTAAAAACACTTAGCTCCTCCTTTATTAGCTTTAGTTACTACGTTTTTTACCTCGCCTACCCTGAGTCCCTTGAACTTAGCTTTAGATTGTGCAGCTCCTGGTGAGTTTATGAGTATGTTGTGACTGTTTTCTTGGACAGTGTCGCCTACCGCAAATCTGGGTTTTGCTTCGCGTTTTCTTTTGGTGCTAGTAGTCATCAGTAAACAAGTCCGTTGCTGAGTTCGTCGATTGTTTCGTTGATTTGATCGGGATCGATGAGGTTGACTGCTATACCGTCCTCGTAAGCCATTGCGACGATTGCAAGGTCAGAGTCTTTCTCTTTCTCGATGACGTTAATCATCTTTTGAAAACCCTCCTCAAAGACGGAGTTGCAGTCCTCTTGAGCTAAAGAGAGATCATTCTCAAGATCTCCTTTAGTTATGTACTTGCTTTTATCAGGTGCTTCTGGATTAAAAACAAGTAAACCTAAACCCAGTGCTTGCTTGTTCTCAAAATACAATCTAGTTATGTCTGAAAAAATTGTCCTTAGTACACCTGCTGACATCATCCGTTCAGACTCATTCCCACTGAACAGCATCTTGCGTAAATCGTTTACTCTCTTCTCGTTAAACATTTTTAAAACTTTTCCAAGCTGAGTTCAGGATACGTTGGGAATCATAGAGGAACTTGGAACTGTTTCTTTCATCTGGGTCTGTTCTGCAGAAGTGTACACCTTCAACTAATCCACTATCTCCACCTGATGCAACACCTTGATGAATGAGTTTGTCTAGAGCTACTGAAGGTACGTTTAGTCTGCTGCAGATAGTTCTTTTGCTCACAAACGCTCTAGTCTCTTTCTCATCAGATTGAGACATGGATTGAAGTGAAGCATCGATACTGTCCAAAGTACTTGCAATGTCACGAAGCTGTTTTGTTAGTTGAGTGATGTCCATAGTAAAAAAAATAGAAAGGAGGACCCCCTAGGCCACCAAGTACTTGGCAACCAGGAGGCTTACGTGAGGATCAGAAACCACAAAAATGATGCCTCAACCTCTGGTGACTGTCAAGGCGGTTCTTACAAGACAGTCACCGCTAGCTTAGTAGGTTTCTTGCCTGATCCACAAAATTTGGTGGGTCTTCGATCAGTAATTCAACAAGAGTACTGAATTTGTCGTCAGATCCGGCACACACTGTGTTTGTATTAAGATGCTTCCAGTACTTCAGAGCGCTTATAACGTACAGAGTTGACTGCTTTGCTTTATGGATTTTACGCAAACGCTCGTAAAAGTCGACCTCGTCAAAAGAGCCGTCTGTTAGTTCAGCAATTCTCTTTTCACACCTCTTAACCTCTATCTGCAGATCCATGTCGGATAATGTGTGGTCGAGAGACGAGAGCTTTGCATTGCACTCGTTCATGCTCAAAGGCATGAGATTATTTTTATAAACCCAGGGAGGTAGATTCTCTATAACAAAAGCAGAATCCCACTTTATAGCCAGCGTGGGAGTCTCCTTAAAACTAGTTGTCGAATAGTCCATCGATAATTTTTGAAGAAATAGTTTTGTTGTAAAGACCGTTTATACAGTACAGAGTGTGCTTTTCAAATACTGTTTTTACTACTAGGTCACAAGCAATTAACTTGTCTAGTTGGTCTTTGGTGGTATTTTTGGACTGCCCTATAGCGCCCGAAATGTGTTCTAGCTCCGCTGGCTGTATGGACTGTAGCTCATAAATCAGAAAACGCAATTTTCTAATTCTCTTGCTTCTTTTAACGTCCGCTGCACGGATCTCACCGAAAGCTCTACGGAGTGCTCTTCGCGCAAAAAGAGTTGGATCGTTTTTGGGGACATCCCCAAAGAGGATAGCTTCTCTATTAATTTTCGAGTACGAGTGCTGAGCTTGCTGTGACGAACTGGACTTAGACATAAGTGGTGTGGATTTAGGCATAAACTCTTTCTACAGGTGCTAATAACACAAAACCCGTGTGGAACAGGTTTTCTATAGAAATGAGTATACACGAAGTGACGTGTGCGAATAATAGCGCAAGGGTTGCTTTCGTTCGGATCTTTGATATAGAGCTGACCACAGTCGCCTGGTAGCTCTAGGTGCTCTTCTGTGTTGATGACAGCCCTACGAGAGTCAATCCACGCTCCAAGCCTCTCAGCTTTGGTTGTGGCCCAATGAAGAGCGTTTTGACAGACATGACACCCCGCAGAAGCCTCTCTAAGAGGATGTCGCTCCACATGTTCTAAGGGCAGGAAGAAAGGCTCCGATCGTCCACAGCGACAGTTAAAAGAAGATCCGTTTTGGTACTCGGAAACTTCCCAAAAACCCTGGATCTTCGTGCGAATGACGGAACCCTCCGGCGTGGCATCCAAAGAGGGATCTAAGACTCCAAAAAGCCTCGTCAACAGAGTCGCCTTATCCAAAACAGAGTGATTTTCTTGTTCTTGTCTCATGATCCTAACATACTAAACGCATACAAGTACATGGTTTGCTTTGATGCTTTCGGAAGTCCGAAACCCCCCTTCTCAAACTTTCTATAACAAAGGTTTTTTTGACGTAAGTCGCTTTTTTGGGACTTTATATGCAGATTCACCTCTGCGACAGGGTCAAACCCCAGTACTTATAAAATACTTTTTAAATAACTATATAAATTCCAACTTGACGACACTTTGTCAAGAACCTGATTTCCAGAAACTTCTCAAACTAGATCAGAACGATAAACGCACGTGGTTTTGTTGTAATTGGAAATGTTCACTAAAGGATACAAATGGCACATCCTTTCTGACTAAGCCTCATGCGACCCTTTGAGGTTGTTTTTTATGACCTTTGCGGTTTTCTTCTTAATTTGTTAAGCTTTGAGTAATTGCATGAGACTCATGACTTCAACTCATATGCAAGCTTCTGCAGACCTTTCTTGGAGCGCTCTTAAACGCAAGGCTGATCTTCTAGGAATACCTGCTTGGAAGTTGGCCGAAGAGTTCACTTTTCATTCTTCTAATGGTTCTTTAGTAGTAAAAGGTGAAAGCAGCTATAAAAATGAGCTAAACTCAAAATAGGGAGGGCGTTTATTACTGATGCCGGAAAGAAATATTCCTCCGTGCGCAACGCACGGCTCTCTACCTCGTGCCCTGCATGAGGCTAATTTTAACGGCATAGTTACCGTTATCTCACAAATTATCGACACGGTTAGTGGTGTGGGAACAGTATCTTACTCTCGGTGTCCTTATGGATATGAACCCAACTTCGACGGTGTTGTCAGGGCTTTAGAAGACTTAAATACCTCTATATCTGGTATTTCTGGAGGCGGTGGAGGAGCTTCAGACATCGCACCTGGGTCGGGTATTTACTTCACCTCTTCTGGTACTTCTACAATTATTAATGCGAGTGTAGTTTCAGCTTCTGGTCTTTCGATCGGTGCTGGTTCTGGTATCTACCTGACTCAAGGCGGCGCTGTTGTCAACGTCGATTACGACGCTGTATACGACAACGTTGTCTCAGGCCACTTCCTCGATGAAGGGTCTGTAACTATTAGTTACAGCGGAACCTCCGTCATTGTTAGTGGTACAGACACTCAAGGCGGCGGTGGAGGAGGCGGTGGAAGCGGTGTATCCGTTACTGTTTCAGGTTCTCCTGGTACTGGTTACGGAACCGGTGATCTGTGGTTCGACGTTAACCAAGGTCGAATGTTTGTTTACGCATCCGGTGGTTCTGTCACTCAACCGAATTGGTATCAAACCAACGCTGAAGGAATTATTCTTAAAGGAACTACTCCTCCTTCGGGAACAGGAACTAATGCACCACCTCGTGATGGATCGGCTTTCTTCCACGAACTAGTTGGATCAATATTTGTGTACGACGCTGTTACCTCCGGTTGGTACGAGTCTGGTCCTCGTCGTTCGTTCGCTTACTCAACCGCTGCACCTTCTGCACAAGTTCCTGGAGAAGGTTGGTATGACGATACAGCCAACGCACTCAAGGTTTGGAATGGCACAACTTGGGTTGACGCAAATACTTGATGACAGCTTGTTGCTACTCGCTAAGCTTACTGGAACTCCCTCATAAAAATGTCGAAGGCTAAGGCGCACACTTCTAACAACATTTTTTTCAAACCAAAAACCACTTCTATTGGTAATGGCCGTCACTCACGTCCTGTACGTAGAGGCAGGAAGAAATACCGTGGCCAGGGAAAGCGCTAAACTTAAGCATATGGTTTTAAGCAGAGATGGCTATTGCGAGTTTAATTGCTAGCGAAAATATCTCTGCTGGTGAAGCGGTCTATGTGACTTCAACTGGGCAGGCTGCGCTTGCTAAAGCCGATACAGTCACTAACGCCTCTGTTCTAGGTATTGCCGTTGATACGGTAAGTTCTGGAGCCATACTTCGCATTAATGCTGACGGTATTTACACTGGTTATTCTGGTTTAACTCCTGGTGACTTTAGGTATTTATCCATTCTTACTCCTGGTTTACTGATTTCTTTCAGTGACTTTGCTGTTGAGCTGACAACTGTTTCTACCGACGCTTTCTTAACGAATGTGGGTCGTGTCGTCACTCCCACAACTTTATCTATTGAAACTATGCCCCCTCAGCTTACTGTTAACTCGAATTCAGTTATCCTTCTTGAAACCAGTGTCGGATTACTAATTGAAGGGTTATTATTAGAAGACGGATCGACTATTGATCTAGAGACCGCATCTGCTTAAATCGCATGGCTAGCCAAAAGATTTCGCAACTTGGTGCGATTACAACGGTTGCGAGCGGTGATTACTTTCCTATTGTCCGAGCCTCTGGTGTAACTAACCAAAGGGTAGATGTTGGCGTTTTAGATGTACGTTATGCCGCCAGTGCAAGCGGTGATGTAGCACACGAAGCTCTTGCTTCTGGTAATGCAGCTCTTGTTGATGCTGGTGTTGCTCTCGCGTCAGGTAACGCAGGGATTGCTTACGCCGATACCAAGCTTGCTGTTTCAGGAGGCATCCTGGGTGGACAACTCCGCTCTGTGGTCACGGCATTAGGCGCAAATGGGAGTGGTATTCCTTGTGCCTCTGGTAATTACTTCACAGCTACACTGAGCACAGACTCTCTTGTATACTTTGTTGCTCCAATTCCAGCTAATTCATATAGTTTGACTTACGAAGTTGAGCATACAGGCGGAACAATTTCTTGGGATACTTCGATTGAATGGCCTGCATCTACTGCTCCAACACTGACAACTGGTAAAACACACCTGTTTATGTTTGTCACTGACGACACTGGTAGTACTTGGCGTGCATCTTCTCTTGTTGACTACACAACTTGATATAAATGGATCCTACTACTCTACGTTTAATTCAAGGTGCTGCCGGGGCTGCTGATGATGCAACTTACGTTGATGATGTTTTTAGTACGTTTTTGTATGATGGTAATGGTAGTACAAAGACGATTCCGAATGGTATTGATTTAGCTGGTGAAGGTGGATTGGTTTGGACAAAAAACAGAACTAGCGCAACCTTTGCCGATCATATTTGGGTAGACAGTGAAAGGGGTAATTTTTACTTAAAAAGCAATAATACTGACCCAAATAATGGAATAGCTTCATTCAATTTTGCTTCTACAGGCTACACAGTACCAGCTAATTCAAGGGTTAATAGTAGCAGCGTAGACTACGCCTCTTGGTCATTCCGCAAAGCGCCTGGTTTCTTTGATGTAGTTACTTATACGGGTACAGGATCTAACCGCACTGTGGCTCATAATTTAAAAAGTACACCGGGCATGATGATCGTCAAGTGTACTAATACTGGAGGAACTAATTGGCTTGTTTATCACACAAGTTTAGGTCCAACAAAAGCGGAAATACTAGATCTTACAACTGGTCCAGTAGGTCCCAGTGCTAACTATTGGAATAACACGGCTCCTACTAGCACTGAATTTACGGTGGGAATTAGTAATGATGTCAATACAGACGGCGACACCTACATCGCCTACCTTTTCGCTAACGACGAACCGGTGTTTGGCACTAACGAGGATGAAAGCATTATTAAATGTGGCACATATACGGGCAGTGGCGCTGCGGGTAAATTTGTAGATGTAGGATTTGAGCCTCAATGGGTGTTAATTAAATGTACTAGCGAAGCTAGAGATTGGGTCATTCGGGACAACATGAGGGTTGGCAAGGAACTATATCCCAACCTCACTGACGCTGATAAAGACGAACCGTATTTTGATTTCAGTGCTAATGGTTTTACCTTGCAGGATAGTTCTGCCCGTCATAATAAATCAGGTGCAACATATATCTACATAGCAATCCGCCGTCCGAATAAGCCGCCTGAATCTGCGACGGAAGTGTATAAATCACTTGTAGATAATGACGCTACTGCTACAGCAACCGGTTTTACAGTAGATATGGCTTTAGGTGCCATACAGTCAGGTAACTCTTTCAATCATTCAGCTATAGATAGATTTAGAAATAGAAAAGTCCTCAAAACGAACCTCAACTCAGCTCAGACTGTTGATATCTTTAATGATAATTCATTCGCGACTAATGACGGAATGAATGGGAGAGCCTTACTTGGAACAGGTCTTTATCATTTTTTCAAACGTGCCCCAGGTTTCTTTGATATGGTTGAATATGATGGAAATGCAACGGCTGGTAGAACTGTTACACACAATTTAGAAAGTGTGCCAGAGTTTATCATATGCAAATGTAAAAACGATACAGCTGGGTGGTGGTGTTATCACAAGGATTTGACGACCAACTATGCAATCAGGATGGATGGGGCGTCGAACGGAAACGTTGCGGAGCAAAGTGTTTCTAACTACTGGAACAGTTCAACGCATTCATCTACAACGTTTACACTTGGTGATTACGGAGATCTTAACGGTACAAGTAAGGCATTCATTTCCTACCTCTTCGCAACTCTACCCGGCATATCTAAGGTAGGTATTTATTCTGGCACAGGTAACGCAGTTGATGTTGACTGCGGATTCACTGCAGGCGCAAGATTTGTAATGATCAAACGCAAAAATGGTGCTGGCGGTTGGTATGTTTGGAACACAGCGACCGGCATTGGTAGTGGTGATGACCCGTACTTGCTTCTCAACACCGACGCAGCAGAAGTAACAAATACCGATTACATCGACCCGCTGGCTTCTGGTTTTACCGTTACGAGTTCCGCCCCAGACGCACTAAATGTCGATGGTGGCACCTACCTGTTTCTCGCCATCGCTTAAAAGTAGTAGAATTTAATTATGGAATTACGTATTCGGGAAACTGGCGAGGTAATTTCGGAATCTGAATTCCGTCGTCGCCACTCAAACACTTCGTTTTCAAAGACTTTAAGTCAAGAAACGATGAACAATTTTGGCGTGGATCCTGTTTTTGAAGGACCGCAAGCACGCACTACGCCTCCTTATCAGACCAGCGTCCGATCTGGAGTCGAAGAGATTGAGGGTAAGTGGTTCACACGCTACGTAGTAGGTCCTATTTTCACTGACTCTGTTGATGGTGACGGTGTTATAACTACTGCACTGCACCAGCAAACTGAATATGAATCTCGTTTAGATGCATCTAAAGCAATTTCTGTACGTAGTCAACGCACTAAAAAACTGACTGAATGTGACTGGACTCAACTAACAGATTCTCCTTTGGATGCGGAAGGCAAAAACGCCTGGGCTCTCTATCGTGAGAGCTTAAGAATGGTCCCACAACAGACAGGTTTTCCCTGGAGTGTTGAGTGGCCCTCACAACCTACTACTTAATATGGGTACTGCTATCGTTCTTGGAGCCCTCGGGTTTTTGTACCTCATGGGATTCTGTTTGATGGCGATTAATCCTCGCGATGACGAATAAATATCAAACATCGATTATGATTAAAGGAATGATGTCTGGGTGTAAGTAGTGACTAACCGGGCGATTTTTAATCGAAAATACACTGAATTTCAACCAGGAGATACTCCTGTTTTTCTCGTTAACGGCGGCGGAGTTACTTCTTCTTCTCCAACGTCGCTAGTAGATTTTGTAGCTGGGGCTGACCTTATTCAAGGTGAGGTCGTATATGTTAGTGGAGTTTATGCAGTCCCGGCTACCGCAGTAAGCGGTGTGGACGCAGCTCAACATCAAGCAATTGGTCTTACTACAGAGGCAGCGGTACAAAATGCCACCGTTTCTGTCAATCTGGACGATATTGCAGTTGTAAGTGCTGCCAATATTTCTGCTGGTACTTCCTTAGTCCCTGGTCAATACTATTATTTATCCAAGTTCCAAGGACAGCTCACAGAGTTCAGTACCGCTTCTGGGACTATTACCGCTGCAAGCGGTTATGCTTCTCTTGTTAATCTTGGACTTGCAATTAGTAGTACTGCTTTGCATGTTGAAATCCAACCCCCTGTAGACCTGTTTAACTAGGTCTTGTTTTACTGAGGTTTAAAAATGGTCAGCCGCCGCCCTTTAGTTACCAAAGATGGTTTGGTTTCCGAACTGTCTCAAGGAGATACGGTACAAACCGGAGGATCTTCGACTGAAGTAGTCGCAGGAAGTGGTCTGGTTGGCGGCGGTAGTATTGGCCCTAATACTCGACTTGATTTTGCGGTCGCTCCGAATCCGAGTGGTCTGATTTACGCAGGCGACTCTATCGGCAATGACGGCGTTTCCTTCGTAAATGCTACGACTGCACTTAGTTATGGTGATGCAGCTTTAGCTGATTCAGCTGATGCTCTTGCGTCTGGTAACGCTGCGCTTTCTATCGGTGCTGAAGCACTTGCGTCTGGTAATGCTGCGCTTGATTTAGTTCCAACGCTTGGTGGCGGCTCAAATACAACTGTGCTCGAAGCTGCAAGCGTTGTGGCTTCTGGTGTACCTGTAGGTGTTGATGATACTGGGAGAGTTCAAGCCGCTGAATCATATTTTCAATCGACTGAAATTGATTTCGGTGCTATTTCTTCCTTTACAACTGAAGGTATTCAAAACGAAAACTATGGACCTGGGACAAATATTGCTGTAATAGCTGGTACTAACCAAGCTGTATGTATTACTCGTCAGAGTTCTGGCGGCTACATGAAAGCTGTTGTTGGTACTTGGAATGGAACCTCGTGGTCTTACGGCACTTTGCTAACTATAGTAAGCGCTAACACCAATAATGCTTGTGTTTGCTGGCATCAGGGTTCAAGCAGACTTTTCATTGCAGGTTCTCAATTTGATGGAGCAACTGGTGTTCATCACTATCTAGCATCAGTATCTGGAAATACGGTCACAGTTGTTGAAGATAAAACTATAACACCCTCATATATTGACAGTCAAAATGTTATGTATCTGCCTGATGTAGATAGAGTCCTTGCCACTTACGCCGCAGGCGGTTCAAGACTATATTTATATTCAATTTCAGGAAACGTTACGACTCAACAGGATTTTGCTTCTTCTAGTCAAACGGGAAGTAAATATTACACATTTTACGATCATAGTACAGGTATACCCATTCAGTACTATGAATCTGGTAATAATCACTATCTGTCAACCTGGACTGTAACTGCGAGTAGTCTTACTCAAAACAGCTGGACATCAGCGTTCTCTACTAGAACTCGCCACAATATCGGTACAAATTTGGCTTCGATTGGTAATCGACAATTTGTATTTTTGATTTCCGAAGGGTCGGCAGATCCCTATCCTGTTTACGGTTACATCGCAACTATAAACTCGGCGGGTACGTCTATAACAGTGGGAGCGGAAATAAATACGGGAGCAGTAGGGTACTATGTACGCTGTCCCGTAAGTTTCACAGATGATGAAGGATTTACTTTTGGCGCGGGAGGAGCATCAAATAGTGCTTTCTATCTGTATAGCTTACGTAAATCTGGCAGTTCTCTTACTTTGCTAGATACATCTCCTAACTATACTAATTTGTTCTATAGAGCTTACACATCACAATTTAAGCTTTCTACAGATGATCCTTCATATTGTCTTGACATCAGCAATTCAAACGCATCGATGGCGATTGCCAGTGGCGTCGGTATTCAAGTCAATACTCCCACTCTAAACGGACAGTCGAATATTCTTGGAATCGCTGATTCCACCGTGGCTAGCGGAACTGACTGTACTGTCGTTCTCCCTGGATCAATTTATAATGACCCTAATGCTTCGTATACTCCAGGTAAGTTCTATTACGTAGATCCAACAACTAGTGGTGTTACAACAACATCAACTAAACCTACTACTTGGGACGGTCAAGTTCCCTGGAACTATATCGGTCGCGCCGTTACTTCGAGCGGTTTGATGTTGCTCAAGTCAATATGACCCAGGCTAAAGTGTATTTAAAGGTCACAAAATCATGGTAGTCCGGCTTCCTGTTGTTTCTGTTAGTGGCCTTCGGACTGAGTTACCTCCTGGTGACACGATTGTAGGTGCTTCTCCTGGAAATATAGTTTCTGGTAGTGGTGTTGCCGTAGATGGTGCTGGAGATTTAGGAGCGGTTGTTGAATTAGATGTTGCTATAGCTCCAAACCCCAGTGGTTTAATTATTGTCGGCAATAAACTGGCAAATGACGGCTCTGCGTTGCGTACAGGACAAACAGCATTAGCCAGTGGTAATCAAGCATTAGAAATTGCAGAATATGCAGTAGCAAGCGGTAATGCTGCTATTTCTGTATCCGCTACTGCTCTAGCTAGCGGTAATGCTGCTCTGGTTGATATCGCTGCGAAGCCTGCTGGTGCTATTCAGACTTTTACAGCTTCCAGTGTTATTCAAGCAGGTAATCCTGTTGGTTTGGATGATGCAGGTAAAGCTAGTGTTGTTACTAGTGTTACTGATGCAAATACTAGAAGTTTTGGATCTTCAGTTGTTTTTGAGTCTGCTCGTACTGATGAAAGCTCCTGTACCTACGACTCTACAAATAATCGAGTCGTTATAGCTTATCAAGACGCCGATAACTCATTTTACGGTACTGCAGTTGTCGGTACTGTTTCTGGCACATCTATTTCGTTTGGTACTGCAGTTGTTTTTGAATCTGCTTATGTATTAATTGACGTGAGAGCCTCTACTTATGACTCTACAAATGATCGAGTCGTTATAGCTTATAGAGACGACGGTAACGGATCTTACGGTACTGCAATTGTCGGTACTGTTTCCGGTACATCTATTTCATTTGGTACTGCAGTTGTTTTTAATTCTGGCGCTACTCTGCAACCTAACGCCGTCTATGACTCTACAAATAATCGAGTCGTTATAAGTTATAGAGACCTCGATAACTCAAGCTATGGTACTGCAATTGTCGGTACTATTTCCGGTACCTCTATTTCATTTGGTACTGAAGTTGTTTTTAATTCTGCTTCTACTTTTTACCCTAGTCTTACCTACGACTCTACAAATAACCGAGTCGTTATGGTTTATGTAGACAACGGAAACTCAAATTACTTTACTGCTATTGTCGGTACTGTTTCTAGTACATCTATTTCATTTGGTACTGAAGTTGTTTTTAGTACTAATAGCGGTTCATCCCCCGCCCCCACGTACGACTCTACAAATGATCGAGTTGTTATAGCTTATCCAGACGACGGAAACTCAAGCTACGGTACTGCAATCGTCGGTACTGTCTCTGGTACATCTATTTCGTTTGGTGCTGCAGTTGTTTTTGAGTCTGTTAGTGTTAACTACCTAGCCTCCACCTACGACTCTACAAATAATCGAGTGGTAATATCTTACAGAGGCTTATCAGGTCAGGGTACTACCATTGTCGGTACTGTTTCCGGTACATCTATATCATTCGGTACAGCAGTTATTTTTTCTGGTGATCTTTACTATATTTCTAATACCTACGACTCCACAAATGATCGAGTTGTTGTGTCTTACAGAGACAACGTTGGCTCATATTACGGTACTGCCGTAGTTGGTGCTCCTGGTTTCTCAACTTTTCCCACAATTTCTTCTCAAAACAACTTTATCGGTATATCTCAATCCACCGTGGCAAGCGGTGCAGCAGTATCAGTACGCCTGCCTGGTTCGCCAGATCAAAACAACACTGGCTTACTTGCTGGCTCTGGTTATTACGTTGATCCGACAACCAGCGGATTTACTACAACTTCGACCCAACCAGCTTCGTGGTCTGGAGCAGTTAATTGGGGGGTGGTTGGCCGAGCGGTTAACTCTACTACCTTGTTGCTGACTGATACGATTTAGTCGGTTACACTGTTTTAGTGCTCGAGAGCTTCATGAAAACTATTTGCCGCCTGGGTGACTTTCAAGTCCCAAACCTCAGTGTATACCTGTATTCCGACGACAAACAGGTTCTGATTGAGTCAGATAAAACTACGATTGGCGATCCTAGTAATCCTGAAATGTATATCATGGATTGCACCACAGCTAACTGCGTGTTGAATGAGGGTGTTACTGAACCTACTGATTGGTTCGGTTGGAAGTACACCTTTACGGACGCTGGCGGCTGGGTACTAAATCCTGATTGGGTTGACCCTCGTGTAGAACTAGAAACTGAATAGTAAGTTTATCGGATAAAATAAAATAAACTAGGTAGTAGTAATGGCTGAGAAACTCCCTCTTGTTTACGTAGACGGGCAGCTCAGTCAGCTACCTACAGGAGATGCAGTTGACGGAGCTGAACTTGGTTCTCTTACCGCTGGTAGTGGTCTAGTTGGTGGTGGAGATTTACAAACTGGTAATAAACGACTTGATGTTGCACTTGCTTCCAGCGCTAGCGGTGTAATTTTTGTCGGCGATTCTATCGGTATGGATGGTGCCGATCTTGTAACTGCAAGTTCTGCATTAGCTTCTGGGGTCGCTGGTTCTAGTGCTTCTGCGATTGCTTTGGCCAGCGGTGTGGCAGCTCAATCAGATGCAAATACTGCTCTTGCTTCGGGTAATGCCGCATTAGATCTTGCAGTTAATTTTTCGAGTAGTAGTTCTGTAGATTTTACAGCTTCCAGTGTTATTCAAGCAGGTAATCCTGTTGGTTTGGATGATGCAGGTAAAGCTAGAGTTGTTATTACTCTTCAGGACAGTACTCAAAGAAGTTTTGGCACTCCTGTTACTTTCGATAGTGGAACTATCCCGTTTGGTCGATCAGTTTACGACCCTTCTAATAACAAAGTTGTTATTGTTTACCGAGATCAATCAAACTCAAGTTACGCCACTGCAATTGTAGGCACTGTTTCTGGTACATCTATTTCTTTTGGTACTAAAGTTGTTGTTGAGTCTTCATGGTCCACACCTTATGGTGTAACTTACGACTCCACTAACAATAAAGTAGTTTTTTGTTTCTCACGGGACGTTGGTGGTCTTAATTACGGCGCTGCAATTGTGGGTACAATTTCCGGTACAACTAGTTCGTGGGGCAGCAGTACAGATTTCAACTCGCACACAACTGCTGATGCGAATATTACATACGACTCCTCTAATCAGCGAGTTGTCATTGTTTACGAAGATAGAAATAATAGCGACTATGGCACTGCCATAGTAGGTACGGTTTCTGGAACATCTATTAGTTTTGGTAGTCCAGTAGTTTTTTCAACTAGTGATACTAATAACCTTTATGCCGGATTTGACTCTACTAACAACAAAGTCGTTGTAGCTTACAGAGACGTAGGAAATTCAAATTACGGTACTGCCATTGTCGGTACTGTTTCCGGTACATCTATTTCATTCGGTACTGCAGTTGTTTTTGAGGCTAACTACGCTACAGACATGCCAGTCGTCTATGACTCCTCTAATCAGAGAATAGTCATTGCTTATTATGGATATACTGGGTCGGCTACTAGTCGTGCAATTGTGGGTACCGTTTCTGGTACATCTATAACATTTGGCACTGCTGTTGAGTTTCTAGCTAATAGAGCTAGTTATATAGCTACTGCTTATGATTCAACTCTTAATCAAGTAATAATTGCTTATCGAGATCAAAGTAACAGTGCCTACGGATCAGCTATAGTTGGCACTGTTTCTGATACAACTATTGGGTTTGGTACTTCTGTTTTATTTGATTCTAATGTTGTTCTTGATATAGGCTGCGTTTACGACTCTTCTAATCAACGAGTCGTCATTAACTACACAGACGACACTAACAGTTCCGACGGAAAAGCCACAGTGGGCTCCGTAGGGTCATCTACATTCCCAACACTAAACTCAGCCAATAACTTTATCGGTACCTCTCAATCCACCGTGGCAAGCGGAGAGCCAGTCACTATTAATGTTCCTCGTTCTATTGGTTACAATAATACTGGGTTATCTACAGGGTATTTCTATTACGTAGATCCAACTACAAGTGGATATACGACTGCTTCAGGTGAACCTTCTACTTGGAATGGAGATCCTTCTTTTCCTTGGCGTCCTATTGCTAAAGCAGTCTCCTCTTCTGGTCTTCTTATTCTTGAGACAATTTAAACATTGTAGGTATTGATAATATTTAGTTAGAATATGTACATCTAAACGCGCACGTGCCTGTGAGCGAAAATGATCTTGTATTCAATCTTTGTTGTTTACAGAAACGGTCTGCTCGCAAACGGTTTAGAAAAAGTATTCTCGATAAATGGCCTGATTGCGCGTACTGCGGACGTTCAAAACCCAGCACGTTAGATCACGTTTTAGCTCAATCGAAAGGAGGTAAAAACGAGCGTCACAACCTTGTGGGATGCTGCGGTGAGTGCAACTTAATAAAAAGCGACACACCGTGGTTCGTGTGGTACAGGAGCCAAGACTTTTGGACAATGGAAAGGGAAGAAAAAATTCTTGACTGGGTTAATCAGCAAGAAATAAAATCTCCCCCTTCGATACTTACCGATTGGATGGAGTATGAAACGCTTCTTCTTCCGAAGACCGCATAATCACTTTTTAGCCACCTTGGTAATGATACCGGCAAACTTTTCAATAACTTTGTAGAAACGAGCATAAGCCTCGTTGTCTTTAGGTGTGGGGGTGAGGTTGACAACTGCGAGAGCTACCAAGTGAGCAGCACCTGCGACTCCAACAATCTCTGACCAGTTGTTGAAAATAAACGACATCAGATTTTCAAGTAGAATAAAACTACTCTAGCTCCACTTCGCAATGGCAGATAAGCACGATATCTTGAGTAAGGCAGTGCATAGTATCCGCGAAGAGAATCCTAAAATGTCGAAGGATTCTGCTTACGCTATTGCAGTCAGTACTTTGCAGAAGTCTGGGGATTTGAAAAAAGGTACTTACGAAAGTACTAAGAAAGGTGACCGTAGGGCTGAGATGAGTAAGGCTACACGCGCTAAAACACGTGCTAAAAAGTACAAGATTGAACGCGAGCGTGGTAAGAAAGACGAGCGCAACACTTCAGGGAGGCTTTGATCTTGGCTGAAACTGCGAAGAAAAAACACCCTGAGAAATGGGCTCGTGCGAAGGCTAAAGCACGTAAAAAAATGGGCGGTCACTCTGCACGCGCTATGCAATTAGCGACAAAATACTACAAAGACATGGGCGGAAAGTACCAAGGTAAAAAATCAAGTAAAAACAAACTTTCAAAATGGGGTAAAGAGGACTGGCAGACTCGTGAAGAGCACGAAAAGAAAAATTAATCTCATGAGTAACCTCCAAAGCGAACTATTTCTCGATAAAAGAATCACAGAAGTAAACGGTGCCTGCCCTCTTGCCACCGTGGACATTGAGGACAATATAAAAAACAGAGATTGGACTATTGAAAATTATGGGTACGGTCCACTTAACCCTGCCGTTCCTGACCCCGGTTTTTGGGAAGAAAAAGCGCAGCTATGGAAGACTGATCTAGATACTGTTAAGACCGCTAGGTGCGGTAACTGCGCTGCATTTGATCAGTCAGATCTAGTTCTTGGTTGCATTGAGAAAGGTATTAACGAAACAAAAGCGGCTGATCCTAGAGAAGTTATGGAGTTAGCTGATCTTGGGTATTGTCAGTTGTTTAAGTTCAAGTGTGCAGGAAGTAGAACTTGTGATGCTTGGCTTTTTGGTGGACCTATTCGTGATCAGGAGAGACAACCGATGCCTGAAACCGAGACTGAAAACGAGCTTACAGAAATTGTTAGTCAATTAGACAAAGCATCTCAGACACACAGAGGCCAAGCTAATAGACTTGAGATGCTTAAAAATTCTTTGGGAGGACATGGCCGATAAAGCGAGAGAAAAAGGACGCACCGAGCGTTACCTTCCTAAAGCAGCGTGGGCTTCGATGTCTGCTGAGGAGAGGAAAGCTACTGATGAAAAAAAGAAAGCCGCCACACGAGGTAAACCAGTAAATACTCATGTAGCGAATACTGAAAAAGCCAAACGAGCTGGCAAAAAAGCTCGTGCCTACAAAGCATCTAAAAACAATGGCTAAGCAAGGAACCTGCTGGGACGGTTACGTTCAAGAGGGCATGAAGAAAAAAGGAGACCGAATGGTCCCTAACTGCGTTAAGTCTGGTAAAGCAGCTTCAGCTAAATCTAAGTCTCGCGCTCGGAAGTCCAAGGCGAAGTAAGACGCATTTCTCCACCTAAAAATTCTTGTGCTTCTGATCCATCTGGAGCTGTTTCGCTGTAAAGGGGTTGATTTTTTTCGTCTTCCTCAATTTTCCATAGAGCGTGAAGATCTTCAATTTGATTATCTAACTCTTTCATTACAAGACCAGTACGCCATTCTGCCCAGTCTTCACGACAGTACTCTCTAATCTTCTTGACCCACCCTCTGTTAATAAACCCTGGTCTGAATTTTTCTATAAATTCAGTCAGTTGATAAATGAGAGCGTTCTTGCGAGAGTAGGTCATTAGCTGCAGTGAGTAGCACTTTACCCTACTCTAGGGTGTCAGTAAATTGTTAGTTATTAAATTAAAGCAAAAGCGGTAGACTATAAACATCGCAGTATTAATTAACCGTGGCTCAATTCACTTTTAATCGAGAGCTTGGTGCCAACCCCGCAGGAATTACTCGCTTCAGACAGTATCGGACTGAGGATGGGGGAAACATCACTGTCAACTCCATTACTGAAGACACCACTGAGGGTTCTGAACCAAGAGCCGATCTTTTCGCTGTTACCTCATCTGCAACAGGAACTGGAACTGTTACTTTACAAGCAGGCTCTCACGCTGTTGGCCGCATCTACATTCGTAGTGGCACGGATGGCTCTGTAGTTGGAGAAGTCAAGGCTCCTAAGATCTCTAATCGTCAAGATGTTTCTTTCACTTTCTCAGTAGGAGCTTCTATCGAGAACTATCTTTATGTAGAAAAAAAAGATCGATCTCCTTGTGTCTATCGAGTTACTTACACAGCTGCGTAAATTTTGAAAACTAGGTCAAGCTAGTATACGTTTAGCTTTTCTTTGGTGACCGTGTCTAGATCCTACGGGATGGTTCGGGCTATAAATTTGTTTCCTCGAACTTTTTTTGAAATTTGGTTAGGTTCTCTTTTGGTTTTGTCCGAAGGGAGTGTGACCAAACTTTCACTACCCTTAATAAAAACTGCTTATTTGATCGCTGCCCCAGCAACGATTGTCTTTTCTTTAACTTGTTTTCTGGTTAGCAGGATGACACTGCTGACATCGTTATTTTTGGTGTTTGCTCTCACCACCTTATCTGGTCTTGTTAGTCTCACTTTTCATGACTCAGTCCATCCTGCTCAGTCGTTGCTGATGGGTACTGCAGCATCTGTGTTTGCGTTGCTTTTTGATTCACTGATTGTCAAAATAAGATCACGCTGATGTAATTACGTGAGAATCTCTAATAATGGACTAGCTCTCATCAAGAGGTTTGAAGGTCTTCGTCTTATGGCGTACCTGTGCCCTAGCTCTGTGGAGACGGTTGGTTATGGTCACACCGGAGCCGATGTCAAACTAGGGATGACCATCACAGAAGAAGAGGCAGATACCTTTCTCAGGCAGGATGTAGCGAGTTTCGAGCAGTGTATAAGCACTTTCACAAACGTAAAACTGAACCAAAACGAATTCGATGCGTTAGTTAGCTTCGCTTTCAACGTTGGTTGTACTGCTTTCAAGGACTCAACTCTTTGTCGTCTTATTAACGAAAATGAAGATAAGAAGGTAGTGGCTGAGCAGTTTGGTCGCTGGGTAAAAGGCGCTGATGGCAAGCCTCTTCCTGGTCTCGTTAAACGTAGAGAAGCTGAAAAAACCCTTTTTCTTGAGAAAGTCAACAAGCACCCAAAACTAGGTCAGTCGATCTATGCCAAGCAAGACACCTGGCTAAAGAAGAGAATGGCTGACTCTTCCACCTTGCTTTCTGAAGAAAAAGTTTTTGTCCCTAAATCTTCAGCGTGGGAGTGGAACGAACTAACAATGTTTGCGGGAAGTTCTCATCAGAGAGTTCTGTTAACTGCTGACCAGAAGCATTGGTATATCTGGGGAGAGCATTTCAAAATTATTAACGATGTTCCAGATGGTACTGTCACCGTCAACAAAGGAGCTGGTGTAGACCTAGCTGTTAAGTACTACTCGCAGCGAGATAACTACAGAGATGCTGACCGCACTTGCTACTCTTCTTCTTGTGCGATGTTATTAAACTACTTAAAGCCTGGAGTTATCAGCAATGACGACGACTATATCAAAACTGTTTTCTCTATTGGAGACACTACTGAAGCCTGGGTCCAGCTTCAAGCACTTTCGTCCTACGGAGTTGATGCCAAGTTCCGGCAAGACCTTGCGTGGTCGGACGTTGAGGACCTGCTGCATGATGATATGCCTGTCCCCATTGGCATTTTGCACAGAGGCATGTTGGACTCGCCCAGCGGCGGAGGGCATTGGATTTTGGCAAAAGGAATCACTCCCGATGGGAAAAACATCATTTGCCACGATCCATTTGGATCCCTCAATTTGGATACAGGAACTTACAATTCTGCCGACGGAAGCAACCAGCTTTATAACAAAGACAAACTTGGAAGGAGATGGAGCGTGGCCTCAGCTCACGACGGATGGGGCATTTGTGCCGAACGCTCCTAGACTTCTTCCACTGACATTTTCACCATGAAGACCGAAGCTGACTACTTGAAAGAGTGGGATATAAACCTGGAGAACCAAAAGGCTGAGTTCATTCAGTTTTTGTATGACCGTAGTGATCGTACCAACGGTCTTTATACAGGTCTGTGGGAGGAGTGGGATGCAGAGAATGAGGGCTACGGTCGTGAAGCCAAGGAAGCTTACTTTGCTGACCGAGTATAATTAAATAGCGTAAAAGGTCACACTTTGAGTAGATCTGACCGCGATTATCGACGTGAATACGACGAATATCATGGCACTGCAAAGCAAAGAAAGCGTCGTGCTGCGCGTAACAAGGCTCGTCGACATATGCAAAAGAGCGGTCGAGTACGTAAGCACGACGGAAAACATGTCGACCACAAAAACTACAACGCGGAGGACAACAGCTCTGAGAATCTTCGGGTAATTGGAGCTAAAACTAATCTCAAAAGACAACCTAAAAGGAGTTAAAGTAAACGCATGGCTTATTTACAACGTCCCGGCGGAAACGGACCACTGCCAAAGATGACACCTTTGGGAAGTAAAGATGCTGCAACTACGCAGTTGCCTTCTTCACCTGCCATGTATCACTCCTCTAATACTGCCGTCACCGGCTTGAGAGGTTTAGATAACATCAATCGTGTCATCACACAGTACGAGGTAGACACGGGAAAGTACCAGCGCCCAGCGGTAGGGACTACTAACTACCAGTTGGGCAACATCATGCCAAGCCAAGAGACCGTGGGCGTTGCTGGGTACAACCAAGCAGGCAAAATGGTTATGCCTGGAAAAGCTGCTGACCTTAGCCATCAACAGTACTTGCTTGCAGAGGCAAACAACTTAAATCCTGCTCTGCGTCAGCAAGTCGCCATGGCAACTTCTGTGCCTAAGCAGAACTTCTTTAACGACCAGAACACATCTACATATCCGCTAATTAACTACAACATGCCTGACAATCTGTATATGCCAGGTGCGGTTGAGGGTAAGAAAGATGCGTAACAATATCCGCAGTGAGCAAATGCCAGGGTCTGGTGTTCGCATGGCTGGAATGCAGTTTGGCATGGGGCCTTCTGAAGTGATCCGAATGGTCTCTAACCCCAGCGAGATCACAAAAAGACTTCGATATCAGGAAGCATTTCCCCGCAGCTGATAAGCTGAGTGCCACTATCTTGGCGCTAAGTGCATACTGCAAATCTTGATTGGATCACTCCCAACCCAGAAGAGGTGATTGCTCGTCATGCGAGGGTGTCGACCAAGAACCCTGACCGAGCTGAGTTTAAAAAATTGATTAGTTTCTGCATCAAGCATGGACACTGGTCGGTGTTCGAGCAAGCTAGTGCGAGCTTTGAGATTTGGACGACTAGGGCAATCTCCCCACAAATTCTGCGTCACAAGACTGCAAATTTTCAGGAACTTTCTCAGCGTTACGCTAACCCGTGGGAGGTATTGCGAGAAGCAGACAACGACCCAACAGATTTTTCTCTACGAGAGCAAGCGACAGCCAATCGCCAAAGCAGCTCTGTTGAAATCCCATACGAGATTCAAAAAAAGTTCCGTAAACAGATTCAACTTTTAGATGTAACTACGCGAAATCTGTACGAAGATATGCTCGATGCAGGTGTTGCCCGTGAGTGTGCTCGAAATATCCTCCCTCTCTACACGCCGAGCAAACTCCACATGGCTGCCTCGATTCGTACTTTTATCCATTACGTTGGCCTACGTGGGCAGGGTGATACTCAGTTGGAGCACCGAAAGATTGCTCTTTCAATTGGAAGACAGCTTAAGAAACTACTACCCACCATCACTGAAGCGTTGACGGAAGTCGAGGAACCAGCATTGTCCGGTTGGAAATCCCTTCGTATATTGTGACGTTAGGGCTACTAGGAATGGCTTCCTCGGCTGCTTTAAGTAACCGAGGATCCATTTTGTCGGGGAGCTTTACTCCTCCTGCCATTCGGATTCTGATCATTCAGTAAGTCTATAACCCAGGAGCAACTCCATTCCAAGGATCGGGTTTCTCAAAATCAGGAGGCTTGACCTGCATAGCTGTTGCAGCTTGTTGAGCTTGTACCATCTGAAGGGCTCTCTTGTATTGATCTAAATCCAGCTGCAGCTGTTTATTCTGCGCCTGCGCCCAGTTAGTTGCATTTTTAGAAAGGTCATCCAGAGCATTCATGGAATGAGGAAAGTTGAAGACAACCCCTACTCCTTGCTGAGTCGCAACTTTTTGCCCGTTTGACTCTTCCGCAATGACGCTCAAAAACTCATGCGCGTGGTTCAAAGGGCAGTTAGCCAAGAAGGAAAGCTCAACCGGATCTACTAACCCTCGATTTTTGTCGTAGAGAGTGGCAAAGGTGAGCCCCACACGCTCGGCTTCCTTTTTACTTTTTTCCTTCTTAACAGAACGCTGCTCTTGAAGAGAAGCTCCTCCAAGGAGACCACCCATAAACGCAAGGGAAACCCCTGAGTACATGGGATTTACTATGGTAGTTGCTACTCCGACAGCTCCTCCGATAAGTAGAGCTGCGTCAAATGCTTTGAACTGAATCATGTTTCTTAAATGCTTTGTCCCACTTTGAAAAATCAGGATCTTCAGCAAACTCCACAGGTGTGGGAAGCCTTGTGTCGCCTACAGAAGCTCGATCAGATGTTAAGTCATACTTTTTAAGTCGTAAACCTTGAACGGACATACCTCCGTTCCTATGCACTATATTGCCACAGGCTGGCAGTTTAAGGATGTTTTGAAGTGTCTCTTTTATACGTCCAGTGAAATTTGGTTTGTTACAAGGTCTGTACTGACACGCACGTGAGTACTGAACGTAGCTTGCATATAGTTCACCATAGGAATCCTTGACTATTAGTCCTCTCTCCTGCTCATCAGCTGAAGCTTTGAACGCACCCTTACCAATTGGCGTGGTTGCGTTGGGTGAATACAGACAGCAGTCATCAAGCCAAGCGACATAGGGGTTGTTGATTTTCAGTGCTTCTAGGTTCGTGACTGCTAATGATGGGACATGCTTAACAGGGTTCGCTAGCACATCACGCATTTTGTCAAAACTCATAGATAGTGCCCATGAGACGATTCCGCTCATCTCAGGCACAAACTCACCTTCGATACGATCTTCGTAGACATCGAGGAGCTGACGCCTGCTGCTTGGTGGAACCACCTTATCCATAACAATGGTAAGGCGACGACGTTCAAGACCCGAACTTGAGTCGTTTGAAGAGATGTGCTCGTTAGACGCGATACATACCAGCAGCTCTGGTTTGAAGCTTATGGTTTCTTTGCCGTACTTACGCTCAGCACGAAGGGTGTCGGACGCTGAAGTTAGTTTTTTCAAAACGTCCATTCGCTTGTTGTAGTTCGACTCATCCGTAAGCAAGAGAAGTCTTTTGCCCATCAAGTTATATGTTTCAAACTTGTTGGTTTCGATAATCTCCAAGGAAGACGTGTGGGTCGAGGTAAATCCAGCAAGAGCAATCATCAATTGCTGCATTGTTGATTTACCAGTACCACCAGGACCTACTAAGTGAAGGAAGCGTTCGCCTGATGTATATCCAGTCAGAAGCGCACGAGCGTAAGCCTGAATCAATACCGACTGATCTTTACGCAGTGATGTCTCAAGCCAATTAAGGAACGAAGGGCACGAAGCTTGAGCGTCGTAATTAAAACCTAGTTTTGCTCTGATGTATAAGTCTTTATGTAGTCCCTCCTGAAACTTCATTGTTTTGGTGTCATACACACCGTTGTGAAAAGGAATATATCCCGTAGCCGTACTCCATATGGACTTACGTCCGTTGTCTAGAGACCTCAAGAATTTACCTTTGAGAATTTTAAAAATTGAATCGATAGTCGTAGCAGTGTATTTGGCAATTAAACTTGCTCTAACGAAGGTGTCGAGAGCAGAGCAAATCTTCTGTTTGATGTGTTGCTCGTCCATCGAGTACCACACACCCATCTCTTCGTCATAGGTGTAGAACCGGTCTTGGATGCTGTCGTAGACAAAGTTGTGACCAAAAGTGTCGCTTATTGCGTTTGCAACGTCATTCTCAGCAAACGCTGCTCTGTCACCACCTGCGTCAGGTAGATCGATTTTTTGAGTTGGGGTGTTGGTGCTTGTCATAGGTGGTGTTGTTGTGTTGTCTAAGACGTATTGGTCTAGAGACAAGATGTTATTAGAAGGACCCGGTCGCCTCTGTGCCAATTTTTCTTGGTCTTTTTGAGGAGCAAGACTCTCAAAGAGAGCGTGGTCGAGGACAGCTACTTTCTTCCAGCAAGCAGTCACACCCAGCTCTGAAGCCAAGGATATTGCTGGTAGTAGATCTGGTGCGCTTCTAATCGAATCTAGGATTCGCCGAAACTTACCGTCTAGGTCGTGCGGGTAACTATAGACATTGTAGAACGCTTCTTGCGCAACTGTCAACCCAGATACATTGCTTGATAAACCATGCATATCAAGCCAGTTGCACCACCCTATAAGCTCCTTGAAGACGTTAGCCATGGTAGCGCTACGATCGTCTACCTCTTGCCCTTGAAGTACATTTTTAACTAACTGAGAGCAGAGTTTCGTTAGGTCGAGACCGTCAGGGCTGACATTATTTCGAGAAAGAGTTGTGTAACCGTCACTCTCGTCTTGTTCTTCTTGGCCAAGATCTAAAGCAAAGTACTCTTGATAAGCCTTATCGATAACAGAAGATGGTATAAATTTATCTGTAACGGTGAGAACTCCTTCTGGACCGTGGGCTCCATAGAACAGGTGAGGAACCGAAAAAGCTCTAAAGTCAGAGCCAGGTATTTGTTTACCAATGCTTTTTGAAAACCACTGGTAAAACTTAGGATCACGAACTTGTTTCTCTAGACCGAAGACGAGTCTGAATCGGGGCCAATTTTCATTCCCAGAAGGTGAGTCATAAGCAAAACTGAGATATTTCTGGCATATAGGAAGGTCCAGAGCTTCAGCATATGTAAGTTCTTGCTGCTGAATTTTTTCTCCATTAGGTCCTTTTTTATCCGCTTGATTATCGATGTCAACAATAATAAGGCCAGCTTGTATTAATCCTGTGTTTTTGGATTCTCTCTTACCTTCTTGTAGGTGCCACGCGCAGAGACCAGATTTGAGCGCTACGTACTCAGATATTTCCTGTGCGTCAAGTTCTAGAGCTTGCCAGTTTTTATTGAAAGCCTGGAAGTTACCACCTTGCAGGATCTTACCTGTCTCACTATCGACATGCTGTGCGACTACACTGTTGATGGAGCATGAGAAATTCATTTGATGTCAGCTTGGTCTAGTATTATGATTCCTATGCGGAATATGCGCAAGGGGTGTAACGATGAGCCGTAGCCTTTTGCTAGCTTAGACGCTCGCTGCCTGCATATCATAATATTGCCCGACTAGTTCCATCCACTTCTTTTCGTCTTTCTCCACCATTTTTTCACCAAAAGTAAATACTTGCGTACTGAACTGTTCTACAGCAGTAGTTACTATTATCTGCGTCTTAGCAATCTTTATATCAAGGCACTCTTCTGCTGCAAGTTTGTATGCAGCTAGCTGCAGACGGGTCTTCTTGGCCTTAAACGCTCCTGAAATTAAAGCTTTTCTCGTTTTTACATCTATGTCTGCATCCTTCGGTGGGAACTTCGCAGCGTAAGGACCGTTAGATGTCTTGAAGTCAGCAAGGATGATCTCACCGTTTGCATCTTCGTAGATAAGGTCGCAACAACCTGCATATCCTTGCTGACGCTTAGTGTCGTAATAAAAGATACGTCCTACTCCGTCGTCACCTACGTATTTGTTCCAGCGTGGTTGCTGGTAGGGACGCTCTGACCACAGTACTTTTCCTCCTTCAAGAAGAGCATCTATTCTTTCTGGCATCCCTTCCCAAAAAGGAAAATAGTCATTAGGGGGCACCACTCTTAAGCCAGTGATGTGGTTTTCTACCGCATTGTGTATCCATGTTCCTCTTGTTGCGGCAGAGTCAGCTACCCCTGGATTCATTTTGTTCCAGTAAGCTAGTTTTCTTTGCTGCTCTTCTGACTGTGTAGCGCTCAGGATTGAGGTAACACTCGGTAGAGGTTTAGGTACTCCACCACAAACGTAATGTCTGAGACCATTAATAGTTACACGTGTATCACTCACAGAGCTACTCAAAAAGGGTTAGTTAGGTCGTCATTCCCGATCGAACTTTCGTTGTCATCCAGAAAAAACTCTTGCATCTGATACAAATATTGCTTATTTCTGTTCTCCAGCTCGCCTAAGAGACAGAGCCCTGCAGAGAACGATTCAGAAACGATTTCTGCTGCTGTATCTGCGTCTCTAGGCTTACCGTTGTGATCGATACACTCCGTTAGCAGTTGATTACTTAGAAGAAGTGCAGCTATTTTATCAAGTTTATTGCTCTGCTCGACTTGTATGTCGACCAACTTAGATAAGAGCTGTTTGAAATCACTAGACACTACGTAGAGTCTGAGGTCGCTGCCAGTTTAGTGCAAAATCTATTTCTGTGTTCATTTTGTTCTTTGAGTTATTGGAGAATACGAACCACGCAGATGTTACTGAGTCTTTTGCTTGTTTGTTATCCGCACGGAACGCAGGACGTGGCGATAGAACAATCAAATTTCTTAGGGAATGAGCTTTTAGTAACGATTCTCGCGAGCGCGTGGGCTCAAGAAAACTAATTCTGTCTAAAAGACAAAAACCTTCAACGGGTACCTTTATTCCTACATCTACAACCCATTCAGCTTTCCTGCCTAGACCTTGTGTCACACACACGAGCCAGTCGATTTTTGGGAGTTGGCCTACTTGAACACCCTCGACTAGATCGTTTAACGTGCAGGAGTAAACGTCACACCCTTCCTTTTTTATCTGAGTCTCCAGAGTTTGCTCTTGATCGTTAACTACCAGCACTGTGCCGGTCACGATTTCTTTGTTGGCAAGCGGTGCGTAGACCAGTTCAGGGATTTTGTAGAACATGGATGATAAAGAAATTCTCAAAGCGATTCATGGCTATCTGACGATAGAACAAGAGTTTCAACATAAACGTGTAATGGATGGATGCAACAAACTAGGTAAAGAGGAGTTAACCGAGATTGTGGACATTGTACATACGAACTACCTAGTGAAAACTGAGATGTTTAGAAAGCTCGTGGCTTACTGTATCGCTAACGGATACAACCTGCCTCCTATGTCGACTCTCTTTGACAAACGCGAAGCATGAAAAAAGGCTCAGTCTGTGACAAGATCTGAGCCTTTAATCGTCCCCTACCTCCTTTAAGAAGGAGGCGGATGGTCATCCTACTGACACAACCGCTTGAAAACTATACCTCCAGACCGGCAGCTTTAATCGCTGCTTTCTGCTCTTCCGTAAGTTCTTTAGGTTTTTCGACTTTAGCTTCAGGCACTGGGTTTAGTGCTTTACCTGCCACACCTGCACCGGGAGGAAGGGACGAAAGGCCGCCCATCGACATTCCGTCTACTCTCTTTGGATGAGCTTCGATAAAAGCTTCTTTGAGTGCAGCAATGTCTTCGCCAATAGGAAGCTCAATA